TCATGCCTGTTTCCTCTTGAGTATGGTGAGCGCTGGTGCGCGCGAGTCAGTTGCTGATACCTTATTTGCCGCTGCAATGAGTTGATCCAGTTCCGCTGCTGAGTAGTGACTGGTGATGCTTCCGTTCTTGTGCCCGAGCAACGCTTTGCGATCCTCTTCTGTCACCCCGGCCGCTCGCAACCTTCTGCCAAAGGTGTGCTTGAGGTCGTGGATTCGGACTCGCAAAAATCCGTCATGGGCCTTTCGCAGAAACTTCTCCCCCCATTTGGTCGCCGCTCTGATCCTCGCCTTCTTCCAGGCCGAGTCGTTCATGCGGTGAACCGTCGTCTCATTCCCTTCACCATCCGGCTTGCCGAACGGAAACACGAACAGCTTGTGCTTGCCGCGCTGCTGCTCAATAACCGATTTCGCAACGTCGTTCAGCACTACCAAGCGCTCATCCCGGTTCTTCACACCGGCCTTCACGCTTCGGCCGCCAAACCCAGCCGGAATCAGGAATACGCTCGTTCCCAGCTCTGGCACCGCAATCTCCCAATCCCATTGCAGCTTACAAACCTCCTGCTCGCGGCAACCGGTGTTCACTTTGAACAGGGCCATCGTTTGCAGGTGGGCCGGCAACTCGGCGAACAGAATCGATTGCTCCTCCCACGACAGCGGGTAGGGCTTGCGGCAGTTCGTCTTTTCGTCCAGCAAGGAGATCATCGGCACCACGTCAAGCCACGGACGCCGCTCCTCGTCCCGCCACTTCCTTGCGCACAAGTTCAAAACCCTGATAACGCGTTGCAGCGCGATGTTCACCGTTCGGTTGGTGACCGGCTTGCCCTCGGCAGGATGAAGCTTGGAATGGATGTACGGAGCCAGCGAGTCGTCATCTATATGGGTGATCGGCAGATCCCCGATAAAGGGGTCGAGCTGTTCCATGTAGGTGGCTGATATGTGGATGGATGGTTGATCCTTTACCTCAAGCAAAAATCTGATAGAGGCCTCTCTCCACGTCCGCACCTGCCGGACACCATATACCTTTCGCTGCCTCAACTTTTCCAGCATGTGAATCAGGTACTGCTCGGCTTCCGCCCGGTCACAAGTGCCAGTACTTTCTTGAATTCGTTCTCCTCGGTATCTTTTGTCGATCTTCCAGATGCCGTTCGGCATTTTCTGGAGGCCAGTGATTGCTTTTTGGGCCATGCCGTTGCTCCTGTTGCCCCGGCATGACGCTCGCTGCGGGGCCGATTGTTATCTTGATTGGCTGCCTTTTCAATCGCCTTGCTTTCGACGTAGGCATCCGCCCACGCGTCCAGCTCCAGCCGATCAAAGCCGACGCCTTGTTTTCCAATGGGAAATTCCCGAATGTTTGGGCGCACGGTCTTGTTGAATTCGTCACGACACATGCCCAGATATCCGTAGGCATCACCTGCCCGGATGAACCGGGGCAGGATGGGTGCTACCTGGGCGGCAGTTTTATTTGCCATAGAGGTACTGCTCCGGGCCGCGCTGGGCGGCGGAAGGGGTTATTCCCAGTCGTGACTGAGCAAAGGGTTGATCGGCGGGCTGCACTGAAGCGTTGCCAGGTCCAGCAGCGTGAAATGACCATCCATCCAGCCTGCTGTATCGATGTGGTAAACGTTTCCCAGAATGGCCGGCTGGCGAAGCGGGGTATGGCCTACGACCAGCGCCTTGATGCCTGATACGCCAGAGGCGTCAGCATCTTGAATCCGGTTGCGCGACCACATGCAGGTGTTGTGAACCAGCTTCAAGCGCTTGCGCGTCACCGGGCTTTCCAGTTCTGCGCGCAGCTCATCCCATGACGGAAATGGGCAATCTGCGTGGACGATGCCGACCAGGCCGCTTGACGTCTCCACCTCAATGGCGATCGGCAGCTCGTCGAACATGACCTGATAGTTCTTCTGCTCGTCCAACGGCAAGCCCACGAACCAGGTGCCGCCGTTGTACATCCAGTTGCCGATATCGCAGGTATCGAACCGGCATACGTAATCGTCATGATTGCCGCGAACTGGGTGAAACCATGGCTTGTTCAGCCACTTGATGACGTCTTCGCACTCAGGCCCGCGGTCGACCAGATCGCCGACACTGAACAGTCGGTCTACGGCGGGATTGAAACCGGCAGCATCCAGCGCCACCTGCAGCCTGGTGAAGTGTCCATGTATGTCGCCGACCGCGAAATCCCGGCCAGCCTTGTTCTCGGTGAAGCGCTTGATGCGCACCACCTCTATTGTTTCGATCATGACTATTCCTCGCCCGCCGATCACCGGTAGGCTCTGTAGTGAAGGGGGTTATTGGGCGTCTTCGTCTTCGGTGCGCCCGGTCAGGTCGAGGGCGAAGGCTTTCCACTTCGCCTGCTGCGCCTTGGTCATGTCATTCCAATTGGGTGCCAAGTCCGATTGCGTTATCTCGCCAGCTTTGAAAACCAAGGTTCCGCAGTTGCTGCCGATGTCTTCGTCGGCGAACCGAACTGTTATTTCTGCTTCGGGATGGAGGGCGGAAAGAGCTTTGAATACAGGCTCCGGGGATGACCAGGCTGTATCGAACTGGAGCACGTTCTGCTCCAAATCAACCGACTGGCCATAGGCATTCCACTTGGTTCCCCACTTATCCCGAGCAAAGTCGAGAGTGTGGAAGTGTCCCGTAGCGCGTTTGTTTCGAAGCATCTGAACGAACTGTTCGAATTGCTCGTCGCTGCATCCGGTGATGCTGGCTTTGCTTCTGCTGTCACGCTGGAGCGAGGCGATAAGGGGGTGATCATTCAGCGGGGTGCTGGTTATAGCCTCTGCGCAAGTCTCTGCTAGGCCGTCGATACCGCCCCATTTGAACTCGCCGAGGAAGGGGATGATGGTGTTGAAGTCAATTCTTCCCTCAGCATTCAGTAAGCTGGCGAGGACTTCTTTCGGGGCTTCTACTTTGTTGGTCACATGGTTTGGCATTGGCATAGCTCCGCCATACCGCACACGCGGCTGACATTGAATTGATTGAGAGGGGGGGGGTTACTGCGGGGTGAATGCCTGGAAGCGCTTCGGGCAAGACTCTCGCTGATCAATGGCGCTGAGCAGGTCGTACAGCTTTGCGCCCTTGCGTATCGTCATGCCGGGCGGCAGGCTTACATCGCACGGCAGGACCTGATCGACGAAGGCGACGGATCGCTCGACGCAGGCGTCAAGTTCTGTCCAGGTGCCTGATGCGAGCCTGAGCCCCTCCCGGATATCTTCGATGACCCACATCGGAAGTTGCACCATGACGTCACGGCGCTTGCCATTCATGACTGGCCGCCGTTCAGCCTAGCGACTTCATCGAGGCAGGCGTTCCACTGATCACGACCGGTAGAGCTTCCGAATTTTCGTTCAGGCAGCACCACCTTCGCCGTGGCGGGCTTAGCGCAAATGGCGGCGAGCGCGTCGCTGTGACTCATTTCCTCATTGCCCAAGGCGCTGAGAAGCTGTTTGTATGCAGCCGCTACGATTGCGTGGCTTTCGTATATATCGCCGAGCGGTGGCGTCTGCGTCATTAACTCCCCATCCGGAACAGGTCGGGGGTCGAGCTTGGTCCAAAACGCGAGAACCTTCCGGCCATCGCCCTTGTAAGGGCCGAGCCAGATCCCTTCCATTCGCTCATAGGAAATGCTGATATGGCCTTGTTTTACCTTTCCGCCTACGCCCGGAATGTCATCAGGTAGGCGGTACAGCGCTACGGTCTCAAGTGCAGAATCAAGAGTTTGCAACTGTCGTATCAGCTGTCCGACCGTTTTAGGAGCGCCCCACACGACTGGCTCGGCTGGCGGTTGAGGGGCTGCGATACTCGGGATAGTCATAACCAGCGTCGGCGTAACGAACTTGGTATGAAATTCATCGTGATAACCGCACCACACCGCCGCCTGCCAACCCTCATCGTCACACCAGTGGCCCTCGACCACGCCAGACGGGTTGAAGTCTGAGCAGACCAGATCTGGACAGTGCAGCAAAAACGACGGCGCGTAACGATTGCTGTCGTTGATCGCGCTGATTGGGTGCCAGACGCCCGGCGCCAGTTTGCGTTCGCTGCTCATGATCTTTCCCCTGTGTATTCACGCCAAGCGACCTTCACGCCGTTGACCAGAAAACCCCAGTCGCCTTTCCAGCGGCTGGTGATGAAGAGCGTGTACACGCCGCCGGGCGCCACTTCGTCGATGCGGTGGTACTCGCCGTGCTTTAGCTGGGCGGTGGAGCCCGGTCGACGCTTGATGTACTCGGTGACCTGCGCGGCTGACGGGACGTCCAGGCCGCCCAGTACCGGATCGTCGTGGTCAAGCAGCCGCTGTTCCGTGTACCAGCCACGAAGGATCACCGTGCGCGCGTCCCACGGATGGTCGTGCAAGTCCCGGTTGGCATCGGGGCGCATGATGTGGTGCACGCGGATCGACCAAGGGCACCAGCGGATGCGCCCGATGTGGGTTTCCCGGTCGTAGGCGTTGAACAGCCACCAGCGGCCCATGTACACCTCTTGGCCATCAGCTGACCGGATGTGCAGGTATGGGGTGCGCTTGGCGCGGTTGATGAGCCAGGCAGCGATTGCCGGGCGCGCGAGTAGCTTGGCGAGCATTCGCCAGAATAGATTGATCATGTAGGAGTCCTAGGTATTAGAGCTGTTGCTGTATTCGCATGCCGATCCAGCGCACGACTGGTACGGCCTTGCTGTTGCCGATCGCTTTGTAGCGGGGGCCGTCTGGACATTCACCGGCTGGCTTGTTACGCCACGGGATCAGTGTGTAATCGTCTGGAAAGCCCTGAAGGCGCTCGCACTCACGCGGGGTCAGGCGTCTAACCAGTGAGCCTGCCGCTGCGTACTGCGTTTTATTTCTTGCCTCAAGCGTGTAAGCGACTTCTTCCCGCCAACCCTTTCCACCCGGTCCGCAGTTGAGTTCAGCTGTGGCTCGCTCTTGTATTGCGTAGGCCACCGCAACCTGACCTCCTGCATTTGGATGACTGGCACCGTGCCCCATTGCCCGCAACGTAGGCGCAATATGACCCGCGTCAGCGCCATGATCCTTGCAGTTGAATGCGAGGACGTTTTCTTGCCCGCTGTTCCGTCCGAGAGCAAAAGCCAATGAATCGCTGACACTGGGGTCCTGAGTACCGTGAACCACAATCAGGCTGTCAGCGGTATCCACATCAGTGCCGGGAGGCCTGTCGCCGCCAGTTGAGTTTCCACCCGCTCGAAGCGTCGGGCATACATCAACTGCCTGAAGACCTCCAGCCAGATCAAAATCAGTTCCTAAGCCGCCGCCTCCTGTAGCGCGAGAGCTAAGGGTGCCGGTAACGTCTTGCCGCGATTCTCGGCTCGGCGGATTATCCCGGCGCAGGCTTTCGCGCTCAAAAAGTACCGCGGTGGGATCGAAGTCTGCTCGAGCACTTGCGACAAGGAACACACGGCGGCGTCGTTGGGCCAGGCCGAAATATTGGGCGTCCAGGATCCGCCACGCGATTGTTCTTTTGGGTCCATACACACAACCAGCGTCCTGCCACCGCTTCCCTGGAGGCTGCAGTTCGCAGTCTTCCCCAGCAAGCGCGCCAAGAAAGCATCCGAAGGCGTTGCCTTTGTCGGAAAGGACACCAGGGACGTTTTCCCAGACGATGATGCTTTCGGGTTGGTTTCGACTGGTCCGAACATGGTCAACTGCATCTGCAAGCTCCACATATTTGATGGTTAAGGCGCCCCGCGGGTCGAGCATGCCTTGTCGCATGCCCGCGACACTGAAAGCCTGGCATGGCGTGCCGCCCACCAGAACGTCCGGGGCTTCGATTTTGCCGGCCAGCACCAGGGCCCCGAGCTTGGTCATGTCGCCAAGGTTCGGTGTCCGGGGGTAGTGGTGGGCCAGCACGGCGCTGGGAAAGGGTTCAATCTCGGCGAACCACACTGGTTCCATGCCCAGCGGGTGCCAGGCTGCGGTCGCGGCCTCAATGCCGCTGCACACGCTTCCGTATTTCAGGGGCGGGTATTGCTGGTGAGCGGACATAGTTCATCCTCGCCGGGGTGGCGTGAGTCGTTGAAATTGAGGTATTAGAGATTTTTACAACCAGCTTGGTAGGGCACCGTCATGACTTTAAAAAGTGATACAGAAGCGCTTGAGGCGATCGCGGAAGAAGCCGAGATATTGAATCTGCTTCTTGAAAACTTCGAAGGCCCAAACCATGCCGAGCTGCTCGCCGTCGTTCGACAGATCATCGCAATAGCGCGCTACCGCGAAGCGCTGGGTCACGTTGAGGGTTTTCAGCGCAATGGTTAGGCAGCCCGCTGTTCAGAGATGAAGAGGTACCACGCTTCTTTATCGACGGCGCAGACCCACCAAGTCAGCTCTGTACTGTTTTCCGTGTCGCTGACTGATCCGCCGTACTGAGCGCCAGGGAAAGTAAATTTTCCGCTGTTGGCATAGTAGGGATAACCGCCAGTAAATGTTGTGAATGTAACTGCTGGCTGCTCAGCGGCAGCCGCGGCCTTGAACTGTTCAAACTTGGCGTTGCGGGCGTTCACCTCGGCATCGTGACCGGCTTTGCACTCTGGGGAGCAGTAAACAGCTCGACCGTCGTAGACCAGATCGAGCGAGATATCGGTTTCTGTTTCTTCGTCCCATCTGCCTGCATCGCTGTCGCAGCGGGTGCCGCAGTGATTGCAATCGAACCACCAGCCAGCATCGATGTAGGCCTCGGCCGGGATGTAACGCAGGTCAGCGTACTGGTCAGCCCAGTGCGCCCGGCGGCAAGAAACTATGCCGCTGAAGTCCGTGCCAATCTCATCAGCACCTTGGCGGCGCGCTGCGGCGCTCGATGTGGCGAACTGGATGGTCGACTCTTCCGGGTCGTTGGTTTCTACCGAGTAGGCAAGCATCTTGCGCGGCGCTTTCTCGGTGCTGAGTTTTTTGCTCATGGCGTTTCTCCATGCATGCGCCGCCCTCCGTGTCCGGCTGTGGCAAATTGGTTGGGTGGGGGGGTTATTCGTCGCGGCAGATTCGCAAAGCTTCGCGGTTGCAGGCGAGCTGAAGCTTGTGCGCCACGGTTGGCGATACGGTGATTTCGTGGCGCGGAACCTCAAGCATCGGCAGTGCGCCGCCCGGCCCGAGGTTGTGCAGGTGGTGAATCATCAGAGTCAGTGCCTCGCCCTGTTCCTCGATGCCTGCCCATGCCATCAGCTCGCTCAGCGCTTGCTTCGTGCCGGGCCGCACCCTGAGCCGCAATTCCTCTTCCCCGGCCTTCTGCCGCTTGAGCGCCGTCCTCTCGTCCCGCTGTTTCTGGGTCATTGCCATTTATCAGCTCCGTAACGCCGCTGGGCGGCAAGTTGATGTGTTGCTGGCGCCTGCCGTGGCGGACTCGGCTTTGAATGCGCTTCATGCTGCCTTGATTTGGCGCCAAGCCCCTGCCGTATAGAACAGCTTCGCGGCTTGCGCCTCGTCGAGCGACACTTCGGCAGGGATCGCAATCCAGCCTGAAGCCACAATGTGGTTCTGATTGCAGGAGCTGCGTAGCTCCAAGTAGTAATGCTCAATCGCATCAGTGAGCCGGTCGACCTTGTGCAGTCCCTCAGGCGATATTTCCACGGATTTCACATACTCAGCGCCACGCTCGTCTCGACACATGGCGCTGATGTAGATCGTCCAGCGGTAGGAGAAGTCGAAGAGGGCGTTCGCAATGGCCAGGGTGCGGATCTGCTTGTGGCTCTTCCAGTTCACCATGATCTGCAACCCGCTGGGGTCGATGTTCACCACGGCGACATGGTTGGTGCTGAGCAGGGCGCGGCAGCTGCGTTCGGCGCGGGCGTAGCAGTTGTTTTGCTTGCGGCGCTTCATAGCTCGGCCGCCATTTTGCGCAGCGTATTCCTTTCGCGGCGACTCATAGCAGGGGGCTTGCGGTTCAGCACCGTGGCAGGGTCTATCCAGTCCCTCCGCTTTGGCGGCGGCTCTGGCTTGAAAACGCCCACCTGCTGAATCTTGCCGTTTTTACTCTCGAACTCCGCGATGGCCGCAGCCAAGCGCGCCGATTCGATGCTGTTGCGCTGGATGGCGCTCAGTTCGGTAGTCATCATGCTGCCACCTGCGTGATGGTTACTCCGTCCATTTGGAAATCAGCGCCTTGAATGTGCACCAGGTCGTCCAGCGCGCCCCAGTTCACTGTGAGGACCGATATCGGTGCCCGGCCCTCGTACACGGCTTTCACCAGTGCATGAAGATCGGTGACGTTCGCTTCAAGCTTCGTCGGCTTGGGCGGCACCTTGGCGGATGGGGCGACGGCCGATATTCTCGGAGCTGGTTGTTCGACTGGTTTGGGTGCCTCGGCAGCTTGCGGCGCAGGCGCATTGGCTTTCGCTTTTTCAGCTTCGGCGACTCGTTCCGCTTCGGCGGCAGCGGCAAGCTTTGCTGATTCTTCAGCACGAATACGCTCACGCTGCGCCAGCTCTTTCGCTTCTTCAGCCTGCTTGTGCTCGTTTATCCGCACCTTGATAAGGGCCACCAAGTCGTCATTGTTCTTGAGCACGATCTGCTGAGCATCGTTGAACAGAAATGGATGATCCACGGCGAGCGAGCGCAAGCTTTCGAGGTTGGCGCGGATGCCGTCGCCGATCTGGCTGGCCTCGATCTTGGCTCTGGCCAGTTCAGAGTCGGCGGCGTCACGCAGACTGGCGATATTTTTTTTGCCTTTGATCGCGCCGGCGAAGTCCGCGGGGATCTCCGGCAGCCGCACCTTGCCGCCGAACGAGGTGTTGATCTTGTCCAGGTGATCACGCAGCGCTGCTTTCGCTTTCAGGACGATCTCTTCGCGAATTGCCAGCTTGCGAGCTTTCACCAGTTTGTCCAGCTCAAGGCGTTTGCGGCGCGCCTGTTCCGATATCTCATCGATGGTGCGGAAGAGGGCGTCGATGGTTTCCGTCTGGCTCAGCGCATGCTGCTTGGCTGCTTCCAGGCGCTCCTCGACCTCGCCGCACCACTTCACTGTTTTCTCCGCGTCAGCGAAGTGCTGGTCGGTCTGCAGGTCGGTGTTGATCGCCGAAAACACGGCCAGCGAATGGGCTTTGAACTGCTCCAGGTTGCTTGCCGTGACCATGCCGGTGACTTCGATGCGAAGGGCTGGTAGCGCGTCCGGAGTTTTCCCGACTGCCTCTACCACAGCCTCGGCTGGCTCATACGCTTCAAGGTCGACTTCGAACTGCTTCCAGCCGGCGACCAGTTTCGCGGCACGCCCTGGCACGGGGAAGTACTCCATAGAGACAAAGTTGTCTTCGGTGCCGTCCGAGCAAACGAAAATCACTTTCTCGGCACCGGACACCAGCAGTTGCTGCTCCAACTGCCAGTAGTAGTGCGCATCCAGAACACCTGCACGCACGTCGGCGGCGAGCTGCTCGTTCCACATTTTGTGCTCGAAAACGATCTCGCCCATCATTGTGCAGCCGTCGAGGGAGGCCAGCAGGTCGCCTTCGGTGCCCACAACCGGGAAAAGGTCTTCGCCGATCCGCGCTTCAAGAATCGGGCGGGCCAGTGCTTCGGCTTCGTGACCCTTGTCGAACAGGTACTTCTGGACCCACCACGAGATGTCCCGGTCCAGTCCGGTCTTCTTGGCATGAAGCAGCTCGGTGCGCTTCATCTGCTTGGATGCGCCCATCATAACCGGGGCTTCAGAGGCGGTGCGATAGTTGGCGCGGAGTGCATGCCATTCGGCACTGCCCTGGGTGACTTTATGCGTCTTCATGCGGTTTCTCCGGCGATAGGAGCCATCTGGTTGATCCGGTCAATCTGATCGGCACTGAGGGTGTATTTCGATTCCAAGAAGGCGATCAGGCTTTCGGTGTCGGTCTTGCCGGTGTCGATACCGTCCTGCCATTTGGGAAGAATTGTTTTGAACTTGTCGTCCTCGTACGCGGGCAGCTCGGACCCTTGCTGCTCCGGCTGGGGGGAAACATCACGGAACCGTGGGGCGCTTTCTTCCAGCTCGTCCGGGCTGTAAACGCCCAGAATCACGTCCGGGCAGTAAAGGCGGGACCAGCGTTTGGTTGCCAGGTATGCGAGCTGCTGGCGAGGATCGTCGGCCCAGAGCGTGCTGTTGCGTGTACGCGCTTGCGCCAGCAGCAACTCCAGTACCCTCGGCTCGTCTTCTCCGCGGAACGTCGCCCAAACCTTAACGCCCAGGCCTTCCTCATCGGCAAGCTTCCAGCCGGGAGTGCGGTACTCGCCCTTGTCCCCTTTTTTGATCTCGAACTTGCCGATCACTTTTTCCCAGTTGCCGTACCACTCGTAGTGCAAGCGATCTACGACAGGTGCGCAGGTCGTGATCACGGCGTTGACCAGTTGCGCCTCGTAACCCAGCACGCCATTCACCAGATGGGTTTTCTGTGCGACTGCGAAGGGGTTCATCCTCCACTGCATGGCCTGCATGACGACGGCTAGGCAATCGGCGGAGTTGCCGTTGAAGTGCTTCGGCAGAGTTGCTCGCCCGGTCGCCATGACCTCGGCCAGGCGCATCATCTTGTCCAGGCTGTCGCCGTCGAGGACCAAGGCGCTGGTCGAGGTGGCAGCATGCGGAAGCACATGCAAATTTTGCTCGTGCGAGACGGGCGCAACGTTTCTTGCGGACATAGGAAATCCTCGCGCTCCATGCGGGCGCTGCGATTGGATAAATATGGGCTTACTGAGTGATATGCGACGCGTAGGCGCTGGCGAGCATCCAAGCGGTTACAAGGGCCAGCACGACGAATGAGCCTCGCCAGGTGTAGATGCGCAGCTGTCGCTGCTTGCGGGTCATGACCGGGCGCCCACCGGCCGACGCTTGAGCCAGTCAGCTTTGATCGGGTAGAGCAGGTCAGCGACTCGCATGCCGACGGGGTAGGTGATTGTGCCGCGAACCTGAGCGCGGGCCTTCGCTTCGTCCAGCTGCTCGTCGATCAGGGATTTAACCGGTGCAGTGCTCATGGCGTCACCTGCACAGCTTCTCGGAAGCACGAAGGACTCCAGTCGCACGACTGGTCAGCAGGGATATGGCCGAACATCATTATGCAGCGGCGAGCATGCACACAGTCGCCGCAGGTCTTTCCGTCGGGCAGGCTCATATCGTTGATTGGCTCACGGGGCAGCGGTGGTCTTTGCTCGCTCATGCCACTCTCCTTGGCGCACACAGAACAGCTTTCCGCTGACGGGCGCAGTAATGGTTGAATTCTTCGAGGGTGATTGCGTTGTCGAGCCAGAAAGCAGCGATCCGTCGCAGCGCTTCCACGCCGAGAGGATCGGGGCCGTCGTAATCACCAATGACGTCAATGAACTTGTCGATGAGGATGTGCGCGCTGATGGTCACAGTTCGGCATCCTCGAAATCGGCGATCACGCCGTCTGCCGCAAGGGGCCGCAAAAATCCCTCTGCAATTTCAAACAGCTTGCCGCGCGGATGACTGGTGCCGATCAGATACCCGGCGACCGTAGCGTTACGCTGACCGTAAAGGTTGCTCATAACCAGCTGGGCGAAGAAGTCTTCCTGATCTTCTCCATCGGCTTGACGCTGGTTCAGATGCATCTGCAGAGCTTTAAGGAACTCGGCGTGAGTTACGGATCGTGCTGAATGACCTCGACGCTTAAACCTGATGTCCGCGCCGTGCTCGATCAGCATTTCAGAGCACCTAACGACCCACATTCTCTCAGCGGGCGTTAGCGGTATTACTGGCGTGCCCGTCAGAGGCAACACCTTTGCTGCTGCGTTCATGATTGCCTCCAGGGGCTGGGTTATGCAGCTGGATTGGCTTTGGTTGGCGCTTTCGCCTCAAGATCGGAAAGCTCTTTTTTGATCGTTTCTATCCGCCAGACTCTGGCCTCATCGGCCAACGCTTCGTATCTTTCGATGACCGCAGCAGGAATTTCGATTCCTTCGATCTTTTGCCATTCGGGAACGTTGAAGTACTGGGTATCACCTGCAACGTAGCCAGCACTGTCTTCGTCAAGCTGGGCCTGAGCCATAGCCAGGGCTGCTTCGTAACTTGTGCATGGGTAGACGGTCTTGCTGCTGCCACTACCGTCGCGGTATTGGTTCAGCTGATAGCTGAGGTCACCGTCAGACTTGCCCATCAGAGAAACAAGCTTGATGCCCTCAAGGCGAGCGTGGTGGTAGAAAGAGTCGGCGTCGTAGACCTTGTTGCTGTCGGTCCAGCTGATAATTTCTGGGTAGTACCCAGCGACGAACAAATGCGTGATTTTGCCAGCCATGAAGTTCTTCAGCGTTTCGAGCTGGCTTTCATCGGAGTTCTTCACGAACTGTAAAAGCGCACTGGTTTGCAATTTCGCCTTGTCGCGCTCCAGGGAAAGTCGGCGCTCTTGTTCGTCGATCTGCCCCTGAAGTTTTTTACGATCACTTTCGTAACGCAGTTCCAACTCGCGCAGATTCTTTTCCTTCCATGACTCGGCTGGCGCGTCGTGAAGGCTTTTCACAACGAAGTTTTCGCCGCTCGGAATTTCCTGACCTGCACTGACGAAAATCTCTTGGACGATGGTTTGTTCGGCATTCAGCTTTCCAACAACAAGAACTTTCTTGCCGTCGCTGGTGTACTTGATGTTACTCATCAATCAATCCTCAGTAAGTGAACTCCTTCGACTGAACACTCAAGAACGGGTATCAGCCATACAGGCGCCGGGGTGTGTTCAGTCGGGGGAGTTCGGGGTGTAGGAGGGGTGCCGTCTATTCCGGCTGTCACGCTGCCTGTGCTTTAGCGTCGAACTTACGCAGCGATTCCCGACGTTGCAGATGGCCGGTGCTGATCTCCGGCATGATGGCCTAACTCATCTAGGACTCAGTAGCTCATCAGCGAGTCTGGGCTTGCGCATCAGCCTGCGCATTCATCTGCTTTGTTGCGGTGATGCAGGGGGCCGCTTTCGCGGTGTGTACTCATCCGCATCGGGGTGTGATTTGGTAGGGATTCGAACCCAAAAGCATTACGTCGATTTCGGCAGCGCTACCTAGTCGACCCCACCCCGCACGCAGGGCGCCCCTGATCCTCCGAGGCAAACTCCAAATCACACCCCGATGCGGCCTGGTCAGCGTTGAAGCTTTCCAGGTATCGGGCAGTTAACGACAGGCTGTCGCTGGCGCTGGTTGTTCAATAAGGCTTTTCGACCTTGCCTTGGTCTTGCAGGCTTTTTATGTGAAACAGACCGTCCAGCATGGCGTCCATTTGTTTGGCCAATTGGACGCGAAGGCCGTCTTTCAGGGCGCCCGACACGTTGCGCACGCTCTGGGTCATTTCCTTCGTAAAGTCTTCGGCGCAGACCTGAGTCATGATGTATTCGGCTCGGGTGACTGTGTTGTAGTCGCTCGATGCGGCCTTACCTGTGCGGGGCTCTACCTTGGCCGACCAGTAAGCGTTCACAGTCTTCTCCAGCTCTTTGCGAATGGTAGTTGCCGGACCTTCTGGCTCGCCCCAGGTATTTACCCGGCGATACTCGCGCTCGAAAGAGCCGTTGATGGTTTCGTTGATCGCTACCTCAATCTGCGCAGTTACGCGCTCGTTGAATATTTTGTCGATGCGCTTCTTGAGTTCCGCAGCGACCATGCCGGAAAGGTCATCGCCATCGCGAAGTAGTTCATCAGATACCTTGGCGACGATTGCTGTTTTCAGATCGTCTTCGTTGATGTTGAGCATTTTGTGACTCCCGGTTGATTTCCAGTCTGGCCCTGTCGCCAAGGCCAGCCAGTGAAATCTGTTATTGCACCGCGACCCGCTACTGGAGTCGGTCGCGGCTTTAAGCGTCAGCGGTGTTGGTCAACTGCCCGCTGCTGATTGCAGGGTTGCCCGGTCGTTTTCAGTGGTTGGCGGTGAGCTTCCTCCCCAAGGCATCAATCAGCATCTTTTCGCCTTGGATCACAGGTCCCTACAACATGCACGCTGCAGCTCGTTTGCCCGGTGGTTGGGCAGGGTGCATGAGGTCCGGCACCCCTCATCGCCGAAGCTCGGGGTGCTAATTCAAATCGGTGTCTCTCCCTTCTGCCGCTGGGATTCGCGGGGCGCATTGCTTGCCGGGTCTTTCGTGCCTACTGGGCGTAACGGTTTGAGCCTTTCGCTCTCGATCAGCCGTACAGGGTTCTCCCTGTCGTGGGCAGCCTTTCGGGGCTGTCTGATCGCCGGTCGCCGGTAGAGGCAATGCGGTCTGTTGTTTGTTGCGCAGGTTGTATAAAGAGCGGTTCGATCCGCTGGGCCTTTTTAGGGGCTGTTGCGTTTCGATGGGTGAACTATCACGTATTGTGTTTATTCAGTCAACACGTATTGTGATTTATTTTCACGCGCCCACAAAAAACCCGCTCAGTGGCGGGCTGTGGTGGTGCAGGTTGATGAAGATTCAGCAGGTCGAGGCAAAACGTGCAGGTCGATGCCTGTACTAGGGGGGGGCGCTCTCCAATATTGCCTGGCGCTCGAACAAGAAATAGTGCTCAGTAGCGGACTGGTTCGACTATGTCTGGGCAGTGGTGCAGATTTCGAGGCAGACACACGCAGCATTAGCTAAACTTTACGGCTGCGAATACCAAGGGAAGGGGGCGAAATGATTTCCAGTCACGAATTGAGGCACATCGTAGAGTCAGCGTTTTTCCCGATGAAATGCGTTTGCATGATTTCACCAAATCACTCGATGACGGTTCAGATCATCGACGAGCAAACCGGTGATGAAGAATTTACCGTCACCGGTATCGACACGACGCCGCTGACCTCGATGCGCGCAATCGTCGATCTGATACACGAGCTGAAAGGGGAAATGAAATTACGGCGGGCTGCTCCTAAGCTGAAGGCAAGGAAGACCAGGAGTTGGTAGAACGAAAAAGCCCGGCACGGGCCGGGCTATGAGGGCTACTGAATTAAGCCAAATGACCTAATACTTATCCCTAAATCGAGCGGCCACGGCTGCTAAGCGAAGAATTATCTTTCTGTCCGCAGCCTTGGCGTGAGCGCTAGGATAAAGAAGCGCGATTAGAGTATATCGGTCCTCATAATATAGGCCCTGAGCGTACACCAATGCAGCATCCGTGCTCGGATTGCGTGGACATTTCCTGTCAGCCTGAGGCCTGTTCTTTGGAAATACAACCGGGGGAATAGCGAGATGGATATGCATCAGTCCCGCTACGTACGCCTCATGCTGCTTGACATAAGGTACGTCGCACCCGAAATAGAGTGGAGCTTCTAGTCGCCCCGAATCTATGTACCCAGCAAAATCAGCAAGCAAGCTACCTAGCAGGGTTGGGTATGATGCGATAATGGGCTTGAACAGCTCGTCATACGTTTCGGGGTTGTACTCAACGATTGATGGCATCGCGCATACTTAGCTGGCTAGTCTTAAAAGTCGCTCAGACGAGATAGCTGTAAGCTTCTGCAATCCTTGCATGTCGACATCAGATGAAGCGGGCTCCAAGACAGTGGACCGCTGCTTCAAAAGCATGGAATTTTGCGCTGCACGAGAACGAGCAGTAGCCAAAGCCTTGCGGAGCCCATTCATTTCATCGGAAATTATTGGCATTTCCGAAAAATCGGCCCACTTATCAGCCATGGCGAACTCAAGCTCTCTGAAAGTAGCCGCTATCTCCGTAAAGGGCTCATCATCGATAGCTTGCTTAGGGATGTGGTCACCGCTGACAATTACTTCGCAGCAATTGGCCAAAAACTGATTCATATTTTTCAAGCCGACCATGGCGCGCTTGATGTCATCGCGCAGCTTGGCCTTGTCGGACGGTTGCAAGTCCTTAAAATCAGAATCCTTTCTAGCCTCTACTACCGCCAGAGCTGGGGTCGGGGCAGCGGCTACGTGCGTGAATGACGCAGAAACACTCAGTGCTAGCGTCAATCCTGCTTGCATAGCGAACGGTGCGCGCTTTGCCTTACTCATTTTGATTGCCTCCAATGCATCCTTGCGGTCATCTAAATCATACCGGCGCCATTATGGCTATACAGAAGCATCCGTCAAATGAATCCCGCGCCACGAAATCGTAATTTACAAAACGTGGCGCGGACAATCTGATCATATCTCAGATGCTAGCGCGTCCGGGCGGTTCCTCCATTACTTCGGCCGATTGCCGGAATAGTGAATAGCTATGGTGAAACGATTACGCAATCTATAGCGAATGTCTTACAAGAAGCCTGTGACTCGCACCGCCACGCCAATGATCTTGCAGTCGTCTGTGCAAGGCATCATTTTGAAATCAGGGTTCAGTGGCTTCAGGTAAAGCCGCCCAGCGTCCTCAATCAGCTTCTTGAAGGTCGCCTTGTTGCTGCTTGGAACCTTGGCCACCACCAGCTTGCCCGGGCGGGCCTCCACGCCCGTATCGACCAGGATCAGCATTCCTTCAGGCACGCTGGTGCCGCTCGGCGCCGTCATAGAGTCGCCCACCACCTCAAGCCAAAAGGCAGGGCCCTTGGCTTTATAGTCGGTCGCCTCGTACCTATCTGAATAGCCGTTCGGGTAAGGCTCCACTACTTCGGCCCAAGCACCGGCCGCGACTTCACTAACCACAGGGTAACGGTACATACGCGTGGGCTGCTCAGCCATCTCGACGTTGGATTGCTCGTTAGTTGGCATCCTCGAAGCTTCGAAATCCTCCCCGATAAGCAAGACACCGTAAGGAACGCCAAGCGCCTTGGCCATCAACTCAATGTCGCCTAGCGTCGGCTCTCGAGTGCCAGACTCGTAGTTTCCTACGCGCGACTGCGAGCTCCAGCCACAAAGCTTTGCCAGCGCGGCTTGCGATTTACCTGCTGCATTGCGCAAGCGCTGCAGCCGTTGTCCGAGAGATTCATTCATAACGCGGAATTCTAATCACGATATGAAATACCCGGCTCTCACTTATTGTGTTTGCCTTTAACACGATACGTGTTTATCCTTCGGTCAATTATGGAGGAAAACCGATGAACCACGTCCGAATGATCCGAGAGAAGGCTGGCGTGACCCAGGCAGCGCTGCGTCGGGCGCTCGGCTGGAATCAGTCACGACTCGCGAACTACGAGTCAGGCCTTCGCAGCCCAGGCCTCAGCGAAGCCCGTCTTATTGTCCTTGCGCTTAACGAGCTTGGCGCCATTTGCGCTCTGGACGACGCATTCCCCCCAGAAACAGAAACGTTAACCGCCGCTTAAACCCATTCATCAGCCACAAGGAAAGAAACATGTACGCCGATCAATCGCACAAACGAAACATGCCACGGAAGGTGCGCTTCAACAAAACCCTTGACCGAATCCTGCATCGCGCTGCCGAGCGGGCCGAGATGCAGCACGCCACCTATCTGTACGAAATGATCGAGTGGGCGGTTGAAAACGGGGCAATCGAAGCGCTGAGCAAGGAAGACAAGAAGTCTAGCGCTGCATAGAGGCCCTTTGGAGGTGACTGGTGACTGAAATTGATTATGAGCACCTGAGTGATGGTGCCAAGCGGCGGGTAGCGGCCTTTGCATTGAGCAAGGGCCTGAGTATCGCCGAGGCGCTTGAGGCAATAGCCATCGAGTTCCTGGCAATGGGAGGTCCCTCGCAGATGAGGCGACCGAAAGCAAGGTTGTACCAATTAGCCCCTAAAGAGGGCCTCAAACGTGACGCAAACAAAGGCGTGTCTAGAAATGAATGACCAAGAACTTTCTGCGCAGATGCAGTTAATTTTCGCAAAAGCCTGCGCTGAATCGCTTCGCGACCCGCTCAACAACATGCTCAAGCAAGGCTTTAAAAAAGAGGAGCGCGACAATTTCGCAGGTGCGGTAGGCGTTCTTTACTCCTCTGCCTACGCACACCTTTACGACCAGTTTCTTAAAACACGTTCTCCAGTGTGTAAGGAGCTGGAGGCTCATAAGGTCCAGTCGAGTAGTAACTCACCAGCTGAGCCTCAATCCCCCGAAGCAAATCTTGGTCAAGTAACAGCTGGCCTTTCTCCTGATAAAAAAGATTTTTTGGGATCTTCCCTCCTGCAATCAGGGCATTGAGCGTGTCCCTGGCCATTTGTTCTTTGGATTTTTCTGTCATGTCCGGCCTCCGAGGCCTTGTTGTGTGGAAGCAAAAAGCTACCACGGATGCGCCGGACACCAAATCGCAGGCGAAAAAAAACCAGGTTCTCGGCCTGGCTCTTTCAACTGCTTATAACACAAAGTTCTGGAGCGAATAATGCCCATTTCCCAACACGTCGTCAACTCTGACCGTCCGCGCCACGAAATTGCACATTCGCAAAACGTGGCGCGCACGATGTCCAGCATCGATCTGCGCGACATCATCAATGGTGAGCGTGAAGCCGCAGGCGAATCAAAAGTACGCAATGACCAGTTTATCGTCAGGGTTCAGGACGAACTGGGCGAAGAACTGGGGAGGTGCAAAAAAATTGCACACCCCCAAACCCGCGTACTGATGGACTCATACGACCTGACCATTGACCAGTGCATGCTGGTCGGGATGCGCGAGTCAAAAGCGGTGCGCCGATCTGTCCTGCAAAAGCTGAAGGACATCGAAGGGCCGCGCGTCATCGCCACGCTTCCCGACTTCTCCAATCCTGCCGCAGCCGCCCGCGCCTGGGCGGAACAATTCGAACTACAGCAGGCCGCCAATCAGGCCCTGGCCATCGCAGCCCCCAAAGCCGAGTTCGTCGACAAGTACGTCGACTCCACCGGCCTCAAGGGCTTCCGTCAAACCGCCAAGCTGCTGGGTGCTAATGAGGCCCGCTTCCGTGAGTTTCTGCTTGATCGCCGGATCATGTACCGCATGGGTGGCGAATGGCAGGCATATCAGAACCACGTCGACGCTGGCCGGTTTGAAGTGAAGACCGGCACCAGCGAGGCAGGGCACGCGTTCAACCAAGCCAAATTCACCCCCAAGGGCGTCAACTGGATTGCCGGTCTGTGGGCTCAGTACAAGCTGGAGTCAGCATGAACTTCTTCCCGTTCCACCCTGGCGATTACATGCTCAGGACGGCGCACCTTGACCCTTTTGAGGACCTGGCATACCGCCGCTTGATAGATCTTTACTACGTTAACGAGTCGCCTCTTCAGGGTAATGCTGAAGAGCTTTCGCGTGTCATTCGACTGCGCAAGAACGCCGACCAAGTTGCAGCTGTTTTGCAGGAATTCTTCGTTGAAAAGGAGCCTGGTCTTTGGTCGCACTCTCACTGCGACGAAGTCATTGATCAATATCGCCTGAAAGCCAAGCAGGCTGCGGAGAACGGTAAGCGTGGTGGTCGCCCCAAGAAAACCCAAGGCGAACCCAACCCTAACCCAGAAGAAACCCAGCCGGTTATTTCTGCTAACCCAGCCGAAACCGGATTGAAAGCTAACCAATAACCAATAACCAATAACCATAAACCAATAGATCAAAAGCATACGGCGCAAGCGCCTGCGGACGAACTGTTCCCAAAGTTCTGGAAACTCTACCCGAACAAGAAGGGCAAGACAGCTGCCGAGAAGGCGTGGAAGAAACTCAAGGTCACTGACGAGCTGTTCACCCTGATCGCCCAGGGCTTGGCCAAGCAATGCGCATCCCCGGCCTGGACCAAGGACAATGGGCAGTTCATCCCGCACCCGGCCACCTGGCTCAACGGCAAGCGCTGGGAGGACGAGGTTCAGCCTGTCAGCAACGTGCACCAGTTCCCGCAGTCACGCCACACCGGCTTCGACACTCGCGATTACAAGGCCGGCCTGACGCCGCGCGGGGATGGCACCTATGACTTCTGAATCCCTGAACGTCGACCTGACCGTGCACGACATTGAGCGCCGCTTCGGTGTTGTGTCCAAGCATGCCGCCGAGTGCTCGCAGCACGGTGACTACGCTTCCATCATCCACAAGAACACGGAAACGGCTTCTGGATGCCCCGGCTGCGCTGCCGAGGCTCGCCTGCGCAACGATCAGGACGAACAGCGTGCAATGTATGCCCGAATCGCCGAAGAACGCCTGGAGCGCAAGCTGGGGGCCTCGATGATCCCGAAACGTTTCGTGGGAAAGACCTTCGCTGACTTCCGCGCTGAAACGCCTGCGCAGAAGGCCAATCTCGCCAAGTGCGTCGATTACGCCCAGTCGTTCCCGAGGCACCTGGACGAGGGCCGCTGCATCGTCATGACCGGCACGCCCGGCACCGGCAAGACGCATCTGGCGGCAGCAATCGCCGGTCACGTCATCGCCCACCACAACGCGACAGCCGTGTATCGCACTGTCGGCGGACTTCTGCAGTACATCAAGGGCAGCTACGGCGACCGGGCCGAGTACACCGAGAAGGAAGCATTCGCCAGCCTGATCGACCCTTCGCTGCTGATCATCGATGAAGTGGGCGCCACCAAGCCGACCGAGTTCGAGCTGGCGACCTTGTTCGCCGTGATCAACGGCCGGTACGAGGAGCAGCTGCCCACCATCGTGATTTCCAACATCGACGCCAAAGAGCTTGGCTCGGTGCTGGGCGATCGCAGCGTGGATCGGCTGAGAGAGGGCCGCGGTATTGGCCTGGTATTCGAAGGCGCCTCTGAGCGCAGCAAGCGGAGGGCTTCGTGATGAGCACCAACGAAATGACAGAAAGTACGAAAACGCTAAAGCCATTCAACTTGATGATGGCTATGGCCTCGTTCGGTGCCGGCACGGCGATGCTCGCGGTTGCTGACAACGCTCTCGGCTATGGGTTGGCGGCGTGGAATCTGGCTGGCAGCGTTGTGATTGTCTGGCAGGGGAGGCTTTGGCAATGAACCGCTCAAACCAAGCACAACTGCGCCATGCGCTCGAAATCGCGCACACCCTCACCAAGGCCGGCATCCGATTCGTATGCATGCCAGTGGTAGACGAGGCAGACGGAATAAACCTGAACAGTCAGGCCCGGCAGCGCCTTGAGCGTATGAACTTGATCGCGGAATCGAAGGGGAAGCGGGCATGAGTGGAATCAACGTAAGTCGGCCATCGCTGCTTCCTGCGGTTCTGGAAGGTTCTTTCTACGGCCTGCTGGTCGGCTGCTTCTTCGCCCTCTGCATCTACATCGGCTGGTGCTTAGGTGGCGGCGAAGAATCGCCGGACCGGGCCTGCGCCAAAAACAACGAGCGTGGTTCGTCCGCATGGGTGGCCTGTGTCGACCGCAAAGTACAGGAGCGTGCGCAATGACCGAATTTGCAGAAGTGAAGACGGCCGATCTGCTCGGCGCTGCGCTGGACTGGGCTGTGGCTATTGCTGAAGGCTGGGAATCTGACAGGCCGCAGGACGGGCAACTAAAAATGCCATGGTTGAGTATTGATCTACGCGTGGTTGCAGGTGCCGATCGTATGGTCCATCCAGCCAACCGTTTCAACCCATCTACCGACTGGAGTCAGGGCGGGCCGCTGATCGAGAAGTACCGGATCGACTTCGCCCAATACGCCGATCAAGTTGAGGCGTTTAGCCAAATCCGATCGCCGGGATCGAAAGGCGGCACATACCTCATCGCCGCCTGCCGCGCCATCGTCGCCTCAGTCCTTGGCGAAACCGTAAGCGTGCCCAAGGAGCTGCTTTTATGAGCCAGATTACTGAAGTTGAAAAGTGGATCAAGCGCAACAACCGGAAGAATCCGAAGCTCGTCCGCTCTGAAGGAATCAACCACTACATCGTGTACTTCGACAAGGGAAAGGCCCGAGTCGGGATCGTCCATGACGGCATGTACAGCCGGTACGGGATCATGTGCTACGGCGCAATGCCGAACACCGATCCGTTTTACTGCTGGCAGGCCCAGCCCGGCGCATGTGACGAGAGCGACGTTAAGGTGATGGTCGACTACCTCAATGGCGTAAGCGAACTGCCGGACTTTGATTTCGCCTCGATCCAAGGAGTTCGACAATGACCGTGGATATCGAAAAGCTGGAAGCGCTGGCGAAGGAGGCTATGGAAGAGCAGAGAAAAAACCTAGATCGAATCCTTAAGGGCGGATTTGGTTTTCCGGCTACTGCCCACATGACCAATTTCAAAATGTTCGCCAACCCTGCCGCCGTGATGGAGCTGATCTCCGGCAGCAAGCGCATTTCCTCGCGTCTGCTGCACTGCAAAGAGTGCAGCGGGCAAGGAGAGGTCTACAGCGGCCGAACCACATACGAGGGCTACAACCAGCCTCCTGAGCCAATCATGGATAAGTGTGGTGAGTGCGATGGTTCTGGCGTTCTGGGCGATACCACTGAATGCATATCGATCCTTGATGAGGTTGAGACGCTGCGCGCCGAAAACGCAGGCCTCAAGACCGGCTACGAAGCTTACGAGCGGGTGAATGCTGAGTTGACCCAGCGCATCGCCAATCTGGAGCTGTGCCAGACCGCCAGCCTGGGCGTGAGCGGGATCATCAAGTCAGCTGCAAGTGAGTTGGGTTTCGACGCGGCGGGCGAGGATAGCGCCCTGGATTATCTGATTGGGCTGGCGCGGTCGGCAGCTGAGTGCGAGGTGCTGCGTAAGCCTCTGCTTGCTGCACGCGAATTCATCATGCATGAGGCGGAAGTGCGCGGGCTACTGGATGAAAATAACGAGGTCTCGTTCAGGCATCCGCGCCGCCACGCGACCATAGCGGCCATTGATGCCGCTCTGAGCAAGGAGGCCGCCCAATGATCCTCACCTGGGAGCAACTCCGAACCCTGCTCAACACCACCAAGGTTCTGCATAACGGCCGTGAGTCGTATTCGTTCTCGCGGGTGGCTCATGACTGAGTTCCTGATGCGCAGCATGGCCGATGCCAATCGATTGCTGGGCCACCTGCAGGCCCAGGACTTCACCAAGCCCAAAAAGATCGTGATCAAGGATCAGGACCGCAGCGGGGAGCAAAACAAAAAGCTTCATGCCTCGCTGACTGATATCTCCCGCCAAGTCGAGCACGCCGGCAAGAAATGGGACGTGCTGATCTGGAAGCGCCTGCTGACCGCAGCTTGGCTGCGCGAGGCTGGCGATCAGCCTCAACTGATACCAGCGGTAGACGGCCACGGCTTCGACGTCGTGTACGAGCGCACCAGCAAGCTCACCGTCGCGCAGTGCGCGAGCCTTTTGGAGTGGATCGCGGCGTTTGGTGCTGAGCATGGCGTTCGGTGGAGTCAGAAAGATTTGTGGGAGGGCCGTTACTGATGAAATTCATTATCGGGATGATTGGGTCGTTGTTTCTCACAGGGATTATGTGGAGACAGGAAGGGCATTACATCTACCACCGCCCGGCCAGTTCTTTCGCGGCATGGGCTAGCGAGGTGGCGGCATGAGTCAGTTCAAATTCAGCGTTGGTGAGCCGGTAATTCTGCAATGCCTAGATTACCCGCACCTCAACGGCGAATACACCGTGACCCATTGCATTCACGCACATGAAGTCTACCCAGACCCAGAGTTTGGCCAAGCTCTCCGGCCCGAGATCCTCGGCTACTTTCTCGATGGGGCCAGACTGATTCTTCAGGACGGCGACGGCAACCCGGCCACTGCTCTTTGGTTTGAAGGCGCACTACGCAAGAAGTACCAGCCCGGCGAGCTGTCATTCAAGGAGTTGTTGCAGGGAATTGGTTCGCCGGAGCAACAGAAAGCCAAGGAGGCCGAGCCATGCGTGTAAGCCTTCAATCCAAAACCCCCAGGGCGAAGAAATGCCGCGTTACCGAGTGCGGAGCCTCATTCGTGCCGCAGAAGCTCGGGCAGGCGGTATGCAGTCCTGCTTGCGCGATCATCGATGCGCCGAGGAACCAGGCCAAGGCCCGTAAGGCAATGGCCCAGGTCGAACGCTCCGAGATCAAGGTGCGCAAGGAGAAGCTGAAGTCCCGCAGCGACCACATGAAGGACACCCAGCAGGCTTTCAACGAGTGGGTGCGTCATCGCGACGCAGCGCTGCCTTGCGTGAGCTGTGGTCGCGACCATCAGGGTCAATGGCACGCAGGTCATTTCAAGTCGGCCGGTGGTCATCCAGAGCTCAGGTTCGAGCCGCTCAATGTATGGAAGCAGTGCGCGCCTTGCAACACGCACAAGTCTGGTGATCTGGTGAATTACCGGGCCGAGTTGGTGCGCCGGATCGGCATCGTGAACGTGGAATGGCTCGAAGGACCGCATGAGCCCCAGAAGTACACCATCGAAGAATTGAAAGCCCTGACAGCCAAGTACCGGGCGCTGACCAGAGAATTGAAAAAGGGGCAAGCAGCATGAAAATCCACTCAGCACGTCAGGCGTGGCATGACTGCACCTACATCCCAGCTCCTGGCCAGTCATCTGACGTCGTTCAGCTCGGCGTGGTAGTGCAGAGCACAGAGCGAGGCCCAACGGCCAACCACGCTATGCACAGCGCTTTGGCCGGGCATATCCAGTCGGCGATCGCCAAGCTGCACCCGCAGGTCCGAGTTTTCGGCGAATACATGTATGCCGCCAACCGAGACGACGACATTCGCGAGGCTGCAGAAGGCGTGGTGTTCGGCATGGTCATTTCGAAGTCCAAGCGCATGACTGCCGGCAAGCGCGAAAAGCTTGAGTATGTGGTGAAGGGCGTGATGCGCCGTTATCGATACATGCACCAGGGCGGGCAGTCTGCCAACGATGACCCGTTGATCAAGCCTGAGGCCTTCCGTTCGTGGCTGATGGGTGAGTTCGGAGTGCGCATCGAGTCTTGTGCGTGGGCGCGCGATTGGGAGCCGGTAATTCAGCTTTCCTTCGAGTGCTGCGAGGACTTGGACCGCATGGCTTTGAGCCCGATTGGTGCCGTTATCTACCAGATGCGAGAAGCTGCTTGACTTCCCGCACGGCTGGCGGCATCATTTTGCCACATTGAGTATTTTGCCTACGGCAACTTGCTCCGAAGAACCCGCCATTTGAGCGGGTTTTTTTGTGCCCGAAGAAACTAACCTAAGAGGAATGCCGTATGCGGAAACTCACCATGTATCTGGGCTTTGCGCTTGCCGCATGCCTGTCCTACTTCAGCTTCGCTGCATCCGCCCTGGCCGAGCCGGTTGGTTATGCCTATCGCTCCGTTGCCAAGCTGATCGAACTGCCCGGTGTGGGCATCAAGCGTCTGGAGTTGACCCTCGCCATGTGGCGAACGGGTAGTTCATCCACTGATGACTCCTTGAAAAGCAACCTGCGCGCATCCAGCAATCACTTTGTCATGGCCTCGGCCAAGCCTTCGCCCGAAGGCATTGGTCTGACTCCCCGCTGAATACGCCTGGTAGCAATGGAAAAAGCCCGGACACGATCCGGGCTTTTTGTACCTCCGAGGAAAGCCGCTACCAAAGTGGAAGCTTTCCCAGATGTACCAGTTACCCCAACCCCTCGGAACCTCTGATCACCAAGTTCAGCGAGGGCCTCATTCGTACCTCGCACCTCATTGGCCGCCCTGACGGCCCTTTTATTCCGGAGTAACGATGGACCCAACCGACCTCGGCCCAGGCACAGCTACCTGGCTGGGCGGTACGGGCACAATTTTGCTGGGCGGCTTCCTATGGCTGAGGAAATTCCTCTCCAAGGATGCTGCTGATCGCGCGATGGACAACGCCGATATCGGCACCGTCCGGCGATTGAACGAACTGCTCGACTCCGAGCGGGTAGCCCGCAAAGAGGCTGACGCCCGAGCTGACCAGTTTGCGAAAGAGCGAAACGACCTCGTGGCTATGGTCGGCAAGATGGAAGGGCGCATCGACGCCCTCACAAGCCAGATCACTCAGCTCACTGACAAGGTGGCCACTCAGAGCGACGAGATCGCTCGACTGCGCGCCCGAATCGGAGGAACCAACTGATGGACAAATGCGCAATCAACTTCATCGCCCGCCACTGGTGGAGAAGGGTGGAGGTTTGGCTCATCGCCATCCTGCTCCTGGCTGGCGGTGCGATGCTCGGCTTTCAGGTTGCTCAATGGCAGCTCGCGAGCTGGTACAGCGTCCAACTTGCCGAGGCTCGCCGCGGTTACGACGAGGCCACCATCCAGCGTGACATGCGCCTGAACAAGCTGGCCAAGACCGCTACCGATGCAGCCGTAAAGGTTGAGGGTGCAGCGGGGAAAGCCACGGAGGCGGCAGAAGTGGCCAGCAAGGCAGCCGACAAGGTCAACGAGGCTGTAGAGCGGCAGGCGCCGTAGCGCGCTACAAATTCAGACACTGCCATTTCGTGGCGCGGAGTTCAGCTATGGCCAGAGTCAATTTGGTTGTCAGTGTGAAGATCTGTTGGTGGTTGCGCGCCTACCTGTGCGGTGTTGCGCTTATTTCGGACATCACAGGGCTTGACCCTGATCCTGAAAAAGTGTCCTTCTGGCTGAGGCGCGGGGTTCGAGTCACATGCAAGTCAAAAAGAACTGGCAAGTAACGACCCCCGGCCACAAACCCTTCCCGATGATCCTTCTCGAGTGCGCCCTCGATCACGCAGGGGCACTTGCCTTTGCCCGGTCGATCTGGCCGCACTGGCCGCACTGCACAGTTGAATAACCCTTAAACGCGAGGCACCAAAGTCTCAAGGAATCCCTATGGCGCTGACAGCAAGACAGCAGCGCTTTGTCGATGAATGCCTAAAAGTTTGTTGGTCTCGTTAAGAATTAGGTATTCTTTGGTATTCAACAGAGGATACCGATATGGATGCGAATACATTTTGGGCAAGTATTGAAAAGAACGTTGCGGAGGGGGCTTGTTGGGAGTGGACAAAGGCAAAGGATCGTCGCGGTTATGGTCGCCTCTACTTTGAGGGTAAAACCCTGCTCGCCCACCGTCTCGCGTTTTCGCTCACGAATGGCGCTCTAGACCCGGACATATGTGTGTGCCACCGATGCGACAACACATCCTGCTGCAACCCTGCGCATCTGTTCCTCGGTACCAAGGCTGAGAACCATCAGGACATGATGGATAAGGGCCGCCACCCGACAATTACGTCGCCTGGTTATCACCCGCGCGGCGAGAAACACAATCAAGCAAAGCTTACCGATGTGCAGGTACGCGAAATCGTCGCCTTGTACGCAAATGGGGGTATCTCACAGAGAAAGCTCGCCACTACGTATGGCGTCTCACAGAGGACCATTACGAAGATCGTTTTGGGCATAGGGTGGAAAAGTGTCCTTAACCACAAAGCAGACGAGGTTCGTTGAAGAATATCTTGTCGATCTGAATGCCACGCAGGCCGCTACCCGTGCGGGCTACAGCAAGAAGACAGCCAACGAGCAGGGATCGCGCCTGTTAGCCAATGTTAGTGTTTCGGCAGCCATCAGGCAGGGTATGAATGCGCGATCTGGAAGGGTAGAGATTACCCAGGACATGGTGCTGAAAGAGCTGGCAAAGATTGGGTTTAGCGACATCAGGAAGGTCGTCCGGTGGGGTGAGACTCAACTGCGGATGGTTGATGGTGAGGATGACGGCCCGGAAGATATGGTCCCTTACCACGGACTGGCGCTCATTGACTCGTCCGAGATTGATGACTCTATTGCTGGCGCTATCGCTGAGGTGTCCCAGAGCCGAGACGGGCTGAAGGTAAAGCTGCACGACAAGAAGGGCGCGCTTGTAGATATCGGCCGACATCTTGGGATGTTCTCGCCGCCCGGTCACGCCGACCTCGATGCCGAACTCAAGCGCATTGAGGTTGAGAACAAGCGGCTGCTCAACCAAAAGCTACGCCGCGAACTGGAAGACCCTGATAAGGGCCTGCCTGAACCTAAGCAAGTAATCATCGGGGTGGAAGATGCAACCGATCCTGATGCTGAATAAGCCTCAATTCGAGTTCATCAAAAGCCACAACAAGTTCATGGCCTTCGTGGGGGGCTACCGCAGCGGCAAGACCTTCGTTGGCTGTGTGCGGATGTGCATCAACGCGCTGGAGTTCCCCGGCATACCTCAGGGGTACTTCGCTCCGACCTACCCGCAGATCACTGACATCTTCTACGACACACTTCCGGGGGTTGCTGAGGCGTTCGGGCTCTTCGCCGATATCGTGGCCAGCAACAAGCGCGTGTACCTGCGTGACAAGAAGGGCAGATGCCTTTCGACCATCGTCTGCAAGAGCATGGAGCACCCGCACCGCATCGTCGGCTTCAACATTGCGCACGCGCTGGTCGACGAGATCGACTGCATGCCGATCAAGAAGGCCGACAGCGCCTGGAAGAAGATCATTGCGCGGATGTCCACGGTTTGGCCTGGCCGCGACATGAACACCATCGACGTGACTACCACGCCCGAGGGCTTCAACTGGGTCTATCGCAAGTTCGTCAAGGAGCTGGCATCCGATCCTACGCAACGCCAGTTCTACGGCATCGTGCATGCCTCAACTCGGCAGAACGCCAAGAACCTTCCAAAAGATTACATCCCGTCACTACGAAAGTCCTACCCGGCCAATCTGGTGGACGCCTACATCGACGGCCTGTTCGTCAACCTGACGTCCGGCAGCGTGTATCCGAACTTCGACAGGCGCTTATGTCACACGAACGAGACGATCCGCCCAGGCGAGCAACTGCACATCGGCATGGACTTCAACATCAACCGGATGGCGGCAACGATCCACGTCATTCGTGACGGCCTGCCTCGGCTGCTGGAGGAGGCGACGTCGATCTTCGATACACCAGCCATGATCATCGAGCTGAAGCGTCGATTCCCTGGGCACAGCATCACGGTCTACCCGGACGCCAGCGGCAAGAACCGGAAGTCCGTCAACGGCAGTGAGTCGGATCACAGCTTGCTCCGCGCTGCGGGTTTTATGGTGATGGTCAACCCATCCAATCCGGAGGTGCGCGACCGGGTGCTGGCCGTGAACGCCATGTTCTTAAATGGCGAGGGTCAACGCCGCTACCGGGTCAACACCGACAACTGCCCGATCACCACTCAGGTGCTGGAGCAGCAGGCCTATGACGATAAAGGCCAGCCAAACAAAGACGGCACTGAAGACCCGATCGACGCACTGGGTTACTTCATTGTCCAGCGCTTCCCGATTGCGGGCGGCTACACACTCGCAAACGTGAGCAACTCATGAGCGCAATAAGCTACCTAAAGGACAGCCTGCAGAACCTCGTCGCTGGACTGGGTACTGCTCGCGACAAGGCTTCCCACTCTCACTACATCGCCAATGAACTGGACGACCAGCAGCTGCTGAATGCCTTCCGCAGCTCATGGACAGCCCAGAAGGGCGTCACGATCCCCGCTGTGGACGCGTGCCGCAACTGGCGAGCATGGCAGGCCTCCAAGGCAGAGATCGAGCTGATAGAGGCCGAAGAGACCCGCTTGAATGTGCAGGGAAAGATTCTTGAGGCCCTATTGAAGGCCCGCCTGTTCGGCGGCGCTGCTGTATTCATTGGCACCGGTGAGCGTGATACGTCGTCTGCGCTGAACCCTGATCGCCTCGGCAAGGGCGGAATCAAATACCTGACGGTGATGACTCGCCGCCAACTGGCTGCCACTGAGATCGAGCAGGACCCGCAAAGCGACCGATTCGGCTGGCCCAAAGCTTACCGGCTGCCGGGCTCAACTGTTGAGATTCACCCATCGCGCCTGGTGATCTTCATCGGCGTGCGTCATCCCGATCCTGAGTTGGCGATGGGTACGGCCTTCGGCTGGGGAGACTCGGTGCTTCTATCTGCCATGCCAGCGGTCAAGCATTACGACGAGACGGTTGCCAACGTTGTGAGCCTGGTCTACGAGGCCAAGATCGACGTCATCAACATTCCCAACCTGATGACCAGCCTGCAAGACAAGAATTACGAGAAGAACCTGCTGGAGCGTCTGAGGCTGGCAGCTACCGCCAAGGGAATTAACGGGACGCTTATCCTCGATGGCACTGAAGCTCACTCGTCCAAGTCGGCCAACTTCGGCACATTGCCTGACGTGATCGCCAAGACAGAGCAGGGCGTATGCGGTGCGTTCGACGTACCGGGAACACGCATGTTCGGCCAGTCATCGAACGGTCTGGGCGCCAACGGCGAAGAGAACACCCGCAACTACTACGACAACGTCGCATCACGCCAGAAGCTGGAAATCAAGCCGGCAATGAGTGTGCTGGACGAGTGCCTGATTCGTTCCGCGCTGGGCAGCAGGCCAAAGGAAGCTCATTACGCCTGGTCGCCACTGTGGCAGGCCACGGCCAAGGACAAGGCGGACATAGGAAAGACCACGGCCGACACGATCAAGACGCTGAAGGATTCCGGCCTGTTCCCGCCCGATGCCCTTTCCAAGGCATCAGTGAACCTGCTGGTAGAGCTGAGCATCATGCCCGGCCTCGAAGCAGCCATTGATGAGTTCGGTGATGAGCTGGATGAAGAGCACGATATCGGTCTTGGCGCTGACGATGTTGGTGCAGCTGACCAGCCACCGGATCGCAAGGCGCTGGCTGATGCGGCACCACGCACGCTGTATGTGTCGAGAAAGGTCACCAACCCAGGCGAGATCATCGCCTGGGCCAAGTCGCAAGGGTTCGAAGCCACGCTGCCTGAGGCGGACCTGCACGTCACCATCGCCTACAGCCGCAACCCTGTTGACTGGATGAAGGTCGGCGAATCGTGGTCGGGCGATGGCAAGGGTCAGCTGAAGATTGCACCAGGTGGCGCAAGGCTGATCGACCAGTTCGGTGAAGGAGCCGTGGTGTTGCTGTTCAACAGTTCAGAGCTGGCTTGGCGGCACGTCTCCATCGTTGAGGCTGGCGCCTCTTGGGACTGGCCGGACTATCAACCCCATATTACCTTCACCTACGAACCCGGCAGCGTCGATGTCGCCAAGGTCGAGCCATACCGTGGCGCGATCGAGCTAGGGCCTGAAATATTCGAAGAGGTGTCGCCATGACCGAGCAAGAGAAGGCGGTAATTGAGGCTCTCTCTACCGCTTGGAATGCTTTCTGCGCTCTCCCTTGCGAGCACGCAGACGACAACGACGAGTTTCGACGCGGCATTCACATACTGCAGCGCCAAGTGTTCGCCAGGCCGGCGAGACGCCAGTACAACCTACCGGAGTAGACATGATCTTCACCGACTCAATACCGGTCTCTGGCGTTCGACGCACAGCGGACGGATACCTTGTGGCTGAGGCATATGTGGCCCGCACGGGTATTCAGGACTATCTGGGCACCGAGATCGACCCCAACAACGACCACGGGCTGCGAGATGTTCCGATCGTCAAGGTGTACCGACCAGAAAGCTCGGTGTTTCACGCAGACGCCATGAACTCTTACGCCTACCGGCCCATGACCAACGATCACCCGGGCGGTGATGGCGTCAACTCAAAAAACTGGAAGGACGTAGCTGTCGGCAACACCGGCGGCGAGGTCATCCGGGACGGTCAGCGCGTCAAGGTGCCACTTGTCCTCATGGATGCCAAGGCAATCACGGACTTCGAAGCTGGCAAGCGTCAGCTCTCCATGGGTTACGGCGCTGAGATCATCTTCAAGGATGGTGTCACGCCAGAGGGTGACGCATATCACGTTAGTCTTGGCCCAATGAAAATGAATCACCTCAGTCTTGTGCACAGCGCACGGGCTGGCGAAGAGTTTCGCATCGGTGACCACAAACCAGAAAACCCCAAAGGAGGCCATGACATGGCTGATTCACTGCGGAAACTCCTTGTCGACGGCATCTCCATTGATGTCACCGAACAAGGCGCACAAGCCATCGAGAAGCTTGCCAAGCAGCTTAACGATGCCGCCAGCACTACCAAGGCTTTGAACGACGCGCACTCCGCTGCGCTGGCCGTCAAAGACGCTGCTTTGTCCAAGCTGCAGGCCGAGCTGGACGATGCCAAGACCAAAATCCTCAGCGATGCCCAGATCGACGCGCGCGTGAAAGAGCGCGCCGACCTGATCGGCGTTGCGAAAATCATCGCAGACGGCGACTACACCGGCAAAACAGCTGCCGAGATCCGCAAGGCAGCAGTTCACGCCAAGCTGGGTGACGCCGCTGTTACTGGCAAGGATGACGCCTACATCGCTGTCCGCTTCGACATTCTCGTCGAGGACGCCGCCAAAAACCCCGCCAACGACCCGGTGCGCAGCCATTTCCAAGCGCAAGACGGCAAACCGGCCGGTAATCCTGCTGCCGCCGCGCGCGCCAAGATGCTGGAAGACCTCAACTCCACCCAGCCTGCCAAGTAAGGAGCCATCATGGCCGCTTATCAAACGTCCTACCCGGATCGCCCAGCGAAAGGCCTGCACGGCGCGTCGGCGAACGAAGAAATCAAGAATGACATCAGCCGCACCATCGAGAACGCTTCCGGCGTCCGCTTCGGCGAGCCAGTGCAGCGCGGTGCGGGCGATCACGGCGTGGTGCCGTTCACTACCGGCAAGTTCCTCGGCATCGCGAAGTTGAACCCGGCTGTACCGGCTGTGGCAAAAGGCTCGACGCTGATCGACGGCTACCCGCAGTACTGCACCGCTGCCATCCGTGAACGCGGTCAGATGTACGTCGCCGTGAGCGCTCCTGTGGTTGATGGCGATCCCGTCTACTTCGTGACCGCCTCTAACACCTACACCAACGCGGCCGGCACCGGCATTGTTGGCCCGATCCCGAATGCCTTCTTCGACACCTCTGGTGCTGCGGGCGACATCGTGGAAATCTCCCTCAAGAACCGGAGCGCGTAAAATGCCTCAAGCCTTTCAAGACGCTCAAGCAGCGTTGCCATTCGTTGTGGCTCAGGGCCGCAACATCGAAGCAGCCATCTACGAGGCGCGCTACCCGGAGTACAGCTACCGCGATCTGATGCCAGTGGTCACCGAGGGCAATCAGTGGGCAGTTGGCACTCAGTTCTACAGCCAGCAGCTGGCGGGCGAGGCCAAGTTTCTGTCGGGCGCTGGCAACGACATGCCTTTCAACCAGGTGTCGTTCGGTGAAGGCTCCCATGATTTCGCAATGATCGGCTCCGGCTGGGAGTGGAATCTGGAAGAGGTCAACACTGCGGCGCTGTATGGCCGCAACCTCAACGATCTGAAGGCTATGTCTGCCAGTCGCTCCACCGAGCGCCTGCTGTACGACATCGCCGTGACCGGCAGCACCGAGAAAAACTGGCGCGGCTTCACCAACCAGAGCAACGTGCAGACCATCAACGCTGCCGCCACTGGACTGAACGGCTCCACCCTGTTCGCGGATAAAACGCCGCTTCAAGTGCTGGCTGATCTGAACAACCTGCTGAAGCTGGTTCCTCAGGCTTCGAACAACGTTGAGCTGGCTGACACCATCTCTCTGCCACTGGAAGTGATGGACTACATCTCCACCACGTTCGTTGGCACCGAAGCGAACAGCCCGACCATTCTGGAGCGCTTCATCACTTCCAACGTGTTCACGGCTCGCACCAAGCGCCCCCTGACCATTCTCACTGCCGACGCTCTGTCGACCGCTGGTGGCGATGGCGGCGGCCGTATCGTGGCGTACCGCAAGGCGCTGGACGTGATTCGCTTCCACCTGCCGATGCCTCGCATGGTTCTGCCGGTCCACCAGAAGTCGATCATGGGCTTCGAGACAGGCATCATCGCGCGCACCGGTGGCGTTGAGGTCCGCTTGCCGGGCGCAATGGCCTACATGGATCGCGTTTCCGCGCCTGCATAAGGGGTTCATCATGAAAGTCACGAACAGCGGGACTGCCCCTTGGGGCGTTTACCTGGGCGGCACCATCAAGCTGATCCGGCCTGGCGAAAGCCGGGAGCTGGCGCTTGAAGGTGATGATCTGGTCCAGGCGCGCAAGATCGATGTACTCAGGTTTGAAGAAGTCGAAGCGCCTGCAGCAGAAAAGAAGCAAAAGACCGAAGACAAGAAGTAATCCCCCGGGCGGTTCGCCGCCCATCTATTTGAGGTTTGAGACATGAGCCAAATCAAAGCAGAGCGCTCCGGCCATATTGCGGTCGTGACAGGTCCGGGCTTCGAGTTCCACAAGGTGGGCGACCAAGCCCTGTTCAAGCAAACCGGCAAGGTTCCATCGCTGCGAGCGGCCAAGGCCTTCTGCAAGATGTTCACCTCCTGATACAAGGCCTTCGGGCCGCTTATTCGAGACATCACGATGCCAGATAAGACTGCAAGTGCAGAGCAGTGGAGAGCCGTGCCCGATTACGAGGAAATCTATGAGGTTTCCAGCCTTGGGCGTGTCCGCTCATTGCCAAGAGTAGTGGCGTTTGGTTCCTCCACTCGGCAGTGCGGTGGCATCGTCTTGCGGCAGGGTACCAAGCCTGCTGGTTACAAGTTCGTCATGCTGTATCGGGACGCTGAGCAAAAGTGCGCGAACGTGCACCGTTTGGTGGCTTGCGCATTTGTTGAGGGCGGCTTCGATGGAGCGCAGGTAAACCACATTGATGGCGACAAGAGCAACAACGCTGCTGGAAATCTGGAGTGGTGCACTGGAAGCGAGAACTGCCTGCACAGCTACGCCATCGGCCTTCGTCCGCGCGGAGGCATCAAACATCTGGCTCGATCTGGCGAGCGTAATAGCCAGTCCAAGTTGAGCGATCTGCAAACCGAAGATATCCGCGCGATGCTTTCAGCAGGCGTTTCGGGAGTAGAGGTTGCCCGAAGTTTCGGCATCAGCGCATCACTGGTCAGCGACATAAAAAATGGGCGGCGTCGAGCCCTAAAGGTGGCATAGATGGTTTCCTTTTACGGTTCGGTCGAAGCGGCAGATCAATATCATCAGGACCGCGCGAACACCGCCTGGACTGGCGAAGATATGGCGAAGCAGGCCGCTCTGATCCGGGCATCGGCTTACATTGATGGCAAGTTCCAGGTGCAGAACAGCTGCGGGCGCTGGGAGTCGATGTTCTCCGGCACCAAGACTGGCGGCCGCGCTCAGGTGCTGCAATGGCCTCGTACTGGCGCTACCGACACCGAGGGTCACGAAATCCCTGCGGACGAGATACCCGTTGAGGTCGTGCAGGCCATCTACGAGGCAGCGCTGAGAGAGATTGCGCTGCCGGGCAGCCTTAGCCCTGACTACGTCGCATCAACTGCCATAAAGCGGCAGAAGGTCGATGTGCTGGAGATTGAGTACCAAGCATCGAGTACCGCCACTGGAGTGCCTACCCGGCCGGTCATCACCGTTGTCGACGAGCTTATTGCTCCGTTGCTGGGATGCAAAATCGCCTGTGGTATCGCGGTGTTCGTGGTATGAAAGCCGCAGAGGTCATCCAGGCCATCGAAGGGCTTGAGCCTGCTGCTCAACGTGCATATCTGGCCCAGATCGCGCAGTCGCTTAATTCGGTCAGCTTGGCCGAGGTTGAGCGAGCTATTGAGACTGGCGACGCAAGCGCGGTGGTCGCCGCCGTTCAACTAGGCATCTTCGCCGTACTGGTCGAGCATCTTCGCACTGCCTACGTTAAAGGCGCTCTGGTCGAAGCGGCTGATATCAAAATAGAGAGCATCAGTAAGGAGCTTGATTTTCACGCTGTCGGGCCCGCCAGGTTCATGGCGGCGCAAGCCACGAAGCTGGTAAGTCAGGTTGAAGCTGATCAAGTCAATGTTGTGCGGTCTGTTCTGGCTCGCGGATCAGCCAAAGGGTTGTCGGCCAGAAAGATGGCTCTCGAACTTATCGGCAGGGTCAGCAAGCAGACTGGGCGACGCGCCGGTGGCGTGCTTGGGCTGAGTAGTGGCTACGCGGAAAGAGTGAGCCTTGCCAAAACTCAGCTGCTCAGTGGTGATAAGGCCATGCTGCGCCAGTATCTTCTGCGCACCAGGCGTGACCGTCGCTTTGACCCGACCGTAAAGGCGTCGATAAAGAGCGGAAAGCCGCTTGATGAAGAAACGGTCAACAAGATCGTGGGTAGGTACGCCGACAGACTTCTGGCTACTCAGGCGGAATTGGTTGCGCAGATGTTCGTTGCCGAATCCTTCAACGAAGGCCGAGACCAGGCATGGCGGCAGGTTGTTGCCCGCAGCAATGGACGGTTTAGTTTCATAAAAAGATGGAAGTCACGCGGCGACAATATCGTAAGGGGTACGCATAGGGCTCTGAATAACCAAGTGGTGGATAAGGATGCACCATTCAGATCACCGCTCGGCGCGTTGCTCATGTTTCCTGGCGACTCATCACTGGGCGCACCAATAGAAGAGCTTGCCAAATGTCGGTGTTCAGCCGAGTACGAACTCATAAAAAATGAGCAGGTGAGGCCATGACTATCAGAAACACCATGCAATCCTCATTTGGAAAGTTGTTCGACGCTGATTTTTCCGAGCTGATGACGCAATTCACCGGCTCCTATCTTGGGGCTGGTGTCTATGACCCTGTGCAGGAGGTGACTACGGCTCAGCCAGTGACCTACACCGGGCGAGGCGTTTCGACCAAGTTCAAGCGAGACCAGATCGACAACGACCGAATTCTTGCCACTGACACCTTGCTAATCGCGCTGACAAACGAGGTCACAGATACCCCGCAGGCAGGTCACGATATTGTGGCTCGCGACCTCGTGACAGGCCTGGACACGAAGTACCGAGTGAAGGGCGTCGTCACAGACCCCGCGCGGGTGCATTACCAAATTCAGCTGAGGGCTACCTGATGGCTAGTTCGTGGAGTGTCAATCCAGCCGCGTTTGCAACTCAGGTAGAAGAGGATTTAACCAAGCTGAACAAAGACATTGTGGTGAAACTTGTTGAGGTTATTTGCGAAAAATCGCCAATTGATACAGGCAGGTTTATAAACAATCACAAAATAAGTTTGGGTACGCCTAACTACGACATATACATCAGGTATGGATCAACGGGATTTGAGGAATATAGCGAGAGAGGCAACGAGACAGCGCGTAGCTTGGCTGTAGCTGTAGCCAAAATAAAACCGTACAGCTTGGTGTACATACAGAATAATCTTCATTATGCCGAAGACCTTGAGACTGGGACTTCAAAACAAGCCCCGCGAGGCGTATACGGTCCATCACTTGAAGTTGTGTCGGAAAAATTCAAATGACGTTCGAGCTTATTCGCCAATACATAACGGCCAGGATGTCGTCCTTCCAAAGTATTGATCAGGACAGGATTCAATATCCTAATCAGCCTCAGGAATTCATCACCCCGGCCACCGGCCTCTGGTGTCGATTGAACATTGAGCACTCCGGTTCGCTCATGGCCGGCATGGCCGATGAGCCATACACCCGGAAGCTTGGCGCGGTAATTATCCAGTGTTTTGCACGAACGCGCACAGGCATCAAAGGCCTGAACGAGCTTGCCGACGACATCGAAAAGCAATTCGCCTACTGGTCCATTGGTGACTTGGAGTTTATCGAGGCATCCCAGACAGACGTAGGCGAAAAAGACGGTTTTCATCAAATCAACGTAAGGGTCCGGTTTCGCGCCGGTTGAGAGGTTTTATGCAAAGTTCGAACTACGTGCCGGGCGTTTCCGGCTGGAAGATTGATGAAAATGGACGCCTGGAGCTGAACGACGGGAATCGTCGCGTGATTGCGAAGATGCAGATGGTGATCACCGCCGGTCCAGGCATGACCAATGATCAGGCCCAAGCGTCCATCACTGAAAGCCTTCGCGAGGAGGTTGCTGCTGCTCGCAGCGACGCCGATGAGGCTTTAGCCACTCACTTTGGCGCCTTTCAGTGCAATGTAGGCCGCGATGTGCCTTTTGCTGTTGGCGGTGATCAGGTGATCCTGAGCCAAGCATTCGTCGATGATGGAAAAGTGTCGAATCACTTCTCTGTGAAAATGACTTCCGACAGCCGAGACCAGTACATCTTCTCTGGTATCGGTCTGGGGGGCTACATGTGCGCAGGCGGCTACACCGGCACTCCGGGCGACAAGGAGGAGAATGCCGAGGTGAAGGGTGACTTCGCGGTTGGTGTATCAAAGAGCCCCGATGAACTCTGCGCCGCGATCAGTGAAACCGAGCTGGGCAAAGCCTTGGCTGCCAAGATCGAGCATGAGGTCACCGCTCGTGCCATCGCCGACAATCAGATGTCTGCCCGGATCAGCTCTGTCGAAGTGGCCTTGAACAGCCTGAGCGCCCGACTGAGCGCCAAACAGTAACAGCCAAGCAACCCCGCCAACCCCGCCTTGAGCGGGTTTTTTTATGCCCGCCGAAAGGAGATTCTCATGTCGTCAGGCGCCAAAGTAGTAAGCCACATCATCAAGGAGGTGACGCCCGGCGTTACCCCCACCGGCACCTGGGACACGCTGCGCCTGACCGGTAACGCGCTGACCCCGACCGTCAACACCGAAGTCAGTGACGAGATCACCGACACCCGTCTGAGCCAAGGCTCTGTGGCCACCAGCATTGATATCGGCGGTGACCTGTCTGCCGAGTTCTCGTTCGGCTCGTTCGATCAACTCTTAGAGGCCGCTTTCTACGGTGTCTGGACGAGCGACGTGCTGCGTGTGGGCGATACTCGCAACACCTTCAGCATCGCCAAGGGTTACAACGACATCGGCGTCTACGGCGTGTTCAAGGGCGCTCACGTATCCACCTTCGCGCTGGAGATCCCGTCGGAAGGCAAGGTGACGGCCACGTTCAACATGGCTTGCCTGGATTACGTCGACTCCGAGACGCCGATTGTCGTCACGCCGAACGCACCGACCACCACCCCGTTCCTGTCGAACAATAGCGTTGGCACAATCCTGGTGAACGGTCTATCGCTGGAAGGCGTGGCCTGCGTTTCGGCCATGACTATCAACCTGGACAATAGCCTGCAGACTCAGCGCTGCCTGGGTTCAGAGCGACTCGGGCCAGGTGCCCACATCGCCACCGAAGCCGCCATCACCGGCAGCATCACCCTGGCATGGTCCAAGCGCGCTTGGCAGATATGGAAGAACACCTTCACCCGCCTGCCTATCGCTATCGAGTTCCCCATCACCGATTCGCTGGGCAACAAGTACACGTTCAGCTTCCCTGCAGTGGAAGTGGACGGCGAGCTTCCGAACGGCGGCAAGCGCGACCTGATCGAGATCGAGCTGAACTACACCGTGGCCAAGCAGAGCCCGACCATCACCCGTGACGCTGCTGACCCGGCACCGTAAACCCTTTTGACCGCTCCGGTGATAACGCCTGCCGGGGCGGTCCTTTTATGGCGTGGCGTTGAGGTTGCATCATGGCTCTCAAGCTGAAGAATAAAGACGTGGTCGACACCGCTGCGAAGTGGTTCGATTTTGACGCAGACACCAAAGTCCAGTTGGTTTCGCTGGATAACACCGAATACCAGATCGCGATGGAGCGCATGCGCCGCCGCATCGCTCGCAATGACGGCCAGTTCCAGGAAGGGGATATCGGTGTGATCGCGGGCGAGAAGACTGAGTACGTCAACCACTGCCTGGCGATCGCTTCGTTCCTGCTGAAGGACTGGACCGGCGCAGTAGATGGAGACGGCAACGAAATCAAGTACACCGCCCAGGTCGGCGCTCAGATGCTCGAGGGCAACGTCGATCTGTTCCTGTTTGTGCTGGAGCATAGCGGCGAACTGGCAGCCTCCAATAAAGTGGAGCAGGCTGAAACGCTGGAAAAGCCATCGCCCGCTTCCAGTGGGAAAGCGAGTGGGCAGGGCCGGAAGCCGAAAAGCGCAAGCTGATCTTTCAGCGGTTCGGCATGACCGTTCCGGATGAGCCGCCCCAAGACCCGATCACGGCATACCTGCTGAATACGTTCAGGGGTGTGTGCCGGGGGCGGCGCTACATCTCAGGCATGGGCGGCGTATTCCCAATGCCGCTTTCAGCCCGCGAGATATCCGACTGGCTCGACGCACGACCGTCTCCAATCCCACGGGAGGAGGTCGACGAAGTCATCTTCGAGCTGGACCGTCTGTTCATGGATCAAGACGGCGAGGAGGAAGAGGATTAACGGTTGTATTTCGGCGCGCCCGATGATGGTAGATTGCTGGCATCAACAGGGAGTCAAAAAATGTCCGTCGAAGCAGTCAAATTCTCGCACCCCGAAGCCAATCCTTGGTTGGAAAACGGTGAGATTTCACGGGAAAAGTTGAGAAAATACATTTGTACCGAGCGTGCAGATATGGATGCCAGATTGCTGGCCGGGCAGGATGTAAATCAGATTATTGCGCGCCAGCAAGCCATGATTGATGGCTATCTTTCTGGCTGGAGCGATCAAGATCGACTTAATTTTCAAACTATTTACTCGCAAGAATGCATCGTCAGTATTGAGCAAGCCACAGCTGAAACTGTCGCAAAAACCAAGAAGATCGTAGAGCAACAAAATTCAATACGGGCAGGCGCTTACGGAATTGTTTTCATGTTCGCGGTGATCCTTGTAATTATTTACATCTCTACCGGACGGTAGGAAAACAAAAACAAAGACCCGCTTCGGCGGGTTTTTTTATGCTCCGGAGAAAAGTATGGCCCTCACCTCACGCCTCTCTATTGAGGTAGACAGCCGCAGCGCCGAGCAGAAAGTAAACGATCTTCGCCGAGCCCTTCAGGCGTTGAACGATGCGGGCTTGAGAACTGCTCCAGTCGTTAATGGTGCTGGCAATGCGATTAATGGTGCAGGGCAAAACGCCAGGTCCACTACCGCTCAGGTCCAAAGCCTAGAAAGGCAGGTTAAATCCCTTGATAGCGTTGCCGCTGGCATCGCGGGCCCTCTCGCAGCCGCATTCAGCGCAAAGGCCTTCTACGATGCCGCCGAGGCATACAGCACCCTTACCAACCGTATGAAGTTGGTGACTGACGGTGCTGATCAGTTGGCGGACGCTCAGAAGGCAGTATTCGCAATCGCTCAAAGCTCATTCCAGCCATTGAATGCTACTGCTGAGCTGTACCAGCGGATCGCGACGAACCAGAAAGAATTGAAACTCACCGGTGATGGTGTTGCCGGTGTCGTTGGCACGATCAGCAAAACCTTGGCTATCTCCGGAGCTTCGGCGGCGTCGGCCAGTGCAGCGCTTGTCCAGTTGGGGCAAGCCTTTGCATCTGGCGTGCTGCGCGGCGAAGAACTGAACAGCGTCATGGAGCAGGCTCCGGCGCTGTCTCAGGCCATCGCTGCAGGCATGGGGAAGACGGTAGGAGAGCTCCGCTCATTGGGCGCTGCAGGACTTCTGACTGCTGATGCCGTTGTGAAAGCGCTTCAGGCGCAAAGGGTGGCTGTAGACGAACTGTTCAGCAAAACGAATGTGACCATTGGTAACAGCCTCACAGCTGTAGGTAACTCGTTCACCCAGCTGGTCGGCAAGCTCGATCAGGCAAGCGGCGCGAGCCTCGTAATCTCTTCAAATTTCGTTGCTCTGTCAAAGTCAATGGATGCACTGTCCGCGACGACTGGCTCTATGAGCACCACCATCAGTGCAGTCGGCGCCGTAATGTCGGGATTGGGGGCAGGCGCAGCGGTTCTGCTTGCCGCGAAGATCTCACAGGTTGCCTTCGCGCTGGGTCAAAGCATATACGCCTATTACGCCAACAGGACGGCAGCAATTGCCCTGGCTACAGCCACGCTCAACTCAGCGAACGCCGATGTCATAAAGGCCAGAACGGCAGCCGCAGCAGCTCAGACCGACATGGTTCTGTACCGGGGCACGATTCTTCAGACCGTCGCAGCTGGCCGGTACGCTGAGGCAAGATTGATTCAGGCCGCCTCTGATGAGCGCGCCCGCATTGCAGCGCTTGGCCTGGCTACCGCTCAGCGCGGACTTCTCGGAGTTCTTGGGGGGCCAGCGGGCATAGCTTTGGCTGTTGGCGCTGTCGCGGCAAGCATGTTTCTCATGCGAGACAACACTGACGAAGCCAGCAAGGCGCTTGATCAGCAAGGGCTGTCAGTCGACGAAATCATCAAAAAGTACGATGCGCTCAACAGCGCCCAGCAGCGTGTAAAGCGCTTGGAGTGGATCGACCAGCAAGCGACCTCCATCGCATCCGCCGACGAGGCTCTCAAGTCTTACGTTGACCGGGTGAAGAATGGCGCTCTATCTGGGTATATGGGCTCGATTGGTATCGGCCCGCTGACCGGAGAGTTTCAAAACCTCATCAAAGAAGTGCGGGACGGAAAGCGCGACCTTGATAGCGTCAACCAGTGGCTTAAGCAGTCCATTGACCTGAGCAGCACTGCCGAAAAAGCGCTGGCCAAAACCACCGCCGAATATCAAAAGAGCGTTGACCGAAACAAAGAGCTGGCATCCGTTCTTGGTCAGGTGAGCGGCGAGCAGGAGAAGACCGCTCAAAGCGCGTCAATGCTGGCGGCAGCTCAGGCCGGCTCGGGCACTCAAACAAAAGCCCAGCTTGCGGAGTGGCAGAAATACATTGCGAAGCTGACAGAGTCTCGCGATCTGGTCGGAGCGAATGAAAAAGCGATAGCTGCACACCGCGCTGAACAGATGGGGCTTACCAAAGAGCAAAAAGCGCAGTCCATTCTTGTGGCTGAACAAAAGGACCTTTGGGATAAATATCAGGACGCGGTGAAAGAGGCTGACAAAGTTCAGCAGGCCGCACTCAGATTGCAATTGCTTGCCACCTATACCCAGCAGCAGGCCGCTGAGGATGCAGCGGAGGCTGTTAAAAGGAGTCATGAAGACGCCGCCAAAGCAGCAGAGATAAGCGCTAACAAGCAAATTGAACAAATGCAGCGCGTCATCAATGCGGCATTGAAAATTCAGGGCGGCCCACAGATTGACCTTGGCATAAATAAAAACGCTAAAGGGTATGGTCTGCTGACAAATGGAGGAGTAGCTCCGGTCGCTCCAGCTCCTGTCAAGCTGACTCCGCAGCAGCGGGTAGACGCGCAGATCAGGCAAATCACGGAAGGCACCAAGCCAAACAAAAACGCCGGCAAGGAGAAGGCATTTCAGGAAGATGCGGGCACGAAGATGCTCGACGACGCGCGCCAGCGTTACGCGGTGCTGGTCGCGCAGAGTAAAGAGCTGCTGAATCAGGACGGCACCACCAAATCAATTGGGGCAGAGCAGAAAAAGCTGGTCGAACTGGAAACAGAGATTGCTCAGCTGAAGGAAAAGAAGACGCTGACCTCTTCGCAAAAACAGGTTCTGGCCATGGCCGAGCTGAACCTTGCGCAGCAGAAGCAGAATGCAAGCCTTGAAAAGGACATTGAGCTTCGCAAGTTGGCCGCCGAGGAAACTCAGAAGATGATCTCCTTTCAGGCGAACCTGAACAGCCAGCTATCCAAGGATCAGGTCGGCCTGAGCAATAGCCTTGCAGGCCAGGGCATGGGCGATCAGGCGCGCGCCCGTCTTCAAGAGGAATTTGCGATTCAAGAGCAGTACCAGTCCCAGCTGGACAACCTGTTGCAGCAGCGCAACGAAGGGAAGATCACTCAGGACCTGTACAGCAAGGAAACGAATGCTCTGAATGCTGCCCTGCAAAGCCGCCTGGCGATGCAGCAGAAGTATTACTCGGACGTCGACAAGGCCCAGTCTGACTGGACGCTTGGCGCAACCTCGGCGCTTGAGAATTACCTCGAGCAGTCACGCGACGTGGCGGGGCAGACCAAGCAGCTGTTTACCAATGCCTTCAGCGGCATGGAAGACGCAGTCGTGAACTTCGTGAAAACCGGGAAGCTGTCCTTCAAGGAATTCGCCAACGGCGTGATCGAGGACCTGATACGCATCCAGGTGCGGCAGGCGGCGGCGGGCTTTCTCAGTACGGCTTTCAGCGCTTTATCGGGGCTTGGCGGCGCAGGAGGTCTTGCTGCCGGTTCGGCAGGGGCGACCTCATCAAGTCTTGGCGCGTCGGCGGCCGGTTACGGCTCCAAATACGGGTTCTCCGACGGCGGCTATACCGGAGATGGCGGCAAGTTTCAGCCGAAGGGCGTTGTTCACGGCGGCGAGTTCGTCGTCAAGAAGGAAGTTGTCAGCCAGCCCGGCGCACGTGAGTTCCTGGAGCGCATGAACGCCAACACCAAGGGTTACGCCGACGGCGGTTATGTTGGCAGCTCGGCAGTCGCGGCAAAAGGATCTTCGCAGTCCGCAAGTTCGTCGCCGTCAAATGTGCCGCCAATCACCCAGTACATCACTGTGGGCGGAAATGTTGACGCAGCCACGAAAGAGGATGTCACCCGATCCACCTACGACGGTGCGAAAGCGGCATACGACATGGTGCTGAACGACTTCAAACGAAACGGACCCATCCGCCAGCTCGCAGCCAGGCGCTAATCAATAAGGAGTAACGCATGGCTCTCACGTGGCCTGCTTCGCTGCGCCCGTCAGAAATGAGCTGGGGCATCGTCAACAACAGCCGGGCGTTCACGTCGTCGCTTTCGAACGCCCAGCAGATCGTTGGCTACCCTGGCGCGTACTGGCAGTGCACGCTGACCTTCGGCCTGCTCACGCGGGCTCAGGAGCGCGAGCTTTCATCGTTCCTCGGCAAGCTGGACGGGATGTTCGGGACGTTCAACCTGCCGGACTTCACCCGATACCGGAAGGTGAGTGTCGGGGCGCTCAGCGTGGTCAGCGGCTTTGCGCAGGCGCGCAGCATGATCGTTGCTGGCGCGCCAGCCAGTGCGCCGGTCTTTAGCGTTGGTGACTACATCACCGTCGCTGGCGAGATGTTCGAAGTGACCGACCCGGTTTCGTCGAACGCTCAGGGCCGGGCCACGGTTCCGCTAAACAAGCGTATTCGTAAAACGCTCACGGCGGGGGCGGCGATTGAATACTTGAACCCCTACTCGGAAATGCGCATGACCTCGGACACATGGGCCATGACGCGTCGCCCGGTGGTCGCCAACGGCAGTTACTCATTCAGGGAGGCATTCTGATGCCCTCAGCATTTCCTTTCAGCCAGCGCGTAGTGGACATAATCGCTACAGGCAAATTCATGCCGGTTTACGCCGTGCAGCTGGACTTCGCCGACGGCATGGTGTTCGCGCATACCGGAACCGGAGAGTTGGTCGTCGACGGAATCACCTATGAAGGCGTGGGCAATTTTGGTCAGGTCAGCCAGTCGCAGGAGAGCGACAACTCGGGCTCGCCCATGTCGGTCGACCTGACGCTGAGCGGGCTGGACTCCTACATCTTGTCCGAAACGAACGTGCGAGGCTGCCGGGGCCGAATGGCCAAGGTCATCTTCGTGGTGTTCGACGAGGCCGGTAACTACGCCGCCGACATTCTGTTTTCAGGGCGGATGGATGCCGCCAAGTTCTCTTTCGCAGGCAACGGCCAGGATGGCAACACCATCACCGTGCCGGTCATCGACCGCATGGCCGAGTGGAGCCGCACCGGGACCGAGCGCTGGACGGATGAAAACCACCGCGCCCGACATCAGGGTGACCGCTTCTTCTACGCAATCGCGCAAATGTCCGAGTGGCCCATCTATTGGGGCTCCAAGAAGGACGCCCCGACGTTTACCTACGGAAATTAGATATGCGCAATCGAGACTGGACCACGCGTTTGCACGACGCGATCAAGGCCGCCCAAGGGCGGCCTTTTTCATGGGGCGAATTTGATTGCTGTCTATTCGCCTCAGACTGCTCAAGCGCGGTGTGCGGTGTCGATCCGGCTGAGCAGTACCGGGGCACGTACAAGACCGAGGCCGGCGCAAAACGTGCGCTCAAAAAGCGGCACGGCAGCCTTGAAGCCGCCTGGGATGCCTGCTTTGCGCGGGTCGCAATCCCATTCATCCAGCGCGGCGATGTTGTGATGTACGAAGCGCCAACAGGGCGAAGCATGGCCGTTTATTGGGCTGGCGATTACTGGGCAACGACCGATGACGGCGTTGCTCGCGTTGTGTGTGAGCCGCTGGCGGCCTGGAGGGTTGAATAATGCCAAGTGGCGTAAAGAAAATTGCCCAGGTCGCTGTCGGTGCTGTGATTGGCTTCGTGCAAGGTGGGCCGGTAGGCGCGGCAATTGGTGCTGGCCTGGCCTTCTATGCGGCATCTCAGCAGGAAAAACTCAACACAAAGTCGCCGCTGAGAGACAACGAGCCGTCGGCACAGACTGTTCGGTCATCTAAAGCGCCAATCCGCTTCATCCTTGGCCGCGTATCAACTGGCGGCGTGCTGGTCTGGGCGCAGGAGCAATCCGGCAGCATTGCAGATGGTGAGCAAATTCACCTTGTGTACGTGCTGTGCGAGGGTGCTATTGATGGGCTGGAAAACATCTATCTCGGCGAAGAGGAGATCGGCTCGTTCGGTGAGTTCGCCAGCTATGAGCTGGTCGTCAATCCGACTGAGGTCAACGCATTCCTGAAAGCCAACTGTGCCGACTGGAAAGACAGCCAGATCGGTCGCGGCCTATCGTTCGTGCGCATCACCCTGAAATACAGCGCCGAGAAGTTTCCGTCTGGCATACCCGACACTCGCTTTGTGATCCGCGGCCGAAACGACATCTACGACCCGCGCACCGGCACCAACGTCTACACCACCAACACCGCGCTTCACATCCTTTGGTTTCTGCGCACTCGCTGCAATGTTCCGGATGACGAGATCATTTTCGAAACCTTCGCCAGCTCAGCCAACGTCTGTGATGAGGCTTTGACCAATGCCGATGGCTCGGTCAGTCAGCGCTATCGCACCTCTTGTGTCATTGGTGCCGACGAATCGCGGCCAAGCGTTTTGCAAAAGCTGGAAGCGTCGTGCGCTGGCAAGCTGATTCGCGTCGGCGGTCGCTGGATGCTCCAGGTTGGGGCCTATTACGGCCCATACGACTTCGAAATCACCGAAGACATGATCATCGGCACGGTATCCGGCAGCACCGAGTCAACGAACGACTCCGCGATTAATACGGTGCGCGGCACATTCATTGATCCAAAGCAGTCGTGGACTGAAACGGATTATCCGGAAGTCAGCGTCCCGGAATGGATACTTGAGGACGGCGGCGAGGCTGCCGAAACCATGGCGTTCTCGTATGTGAACGATCCGTACCAGCCGCAGCGCCTGGCGAACATCTCGATGCGTCAACGCCGTGCTGGCGGGGCAATCAGCCTGCCGATGAATTTCTCGGGCTACAACTGCCGACCCGGCCGAGTCGTTCGTGTCAACCTTCCATCGCTCAACATCCTCGGCGAGTTCATCGTCTCTGACTGGTCGATGGGCGACAACGAAGGTTGCACCGTTCAGGTTAAGCAGCATGAGGCTGCGATATTTGATGATGCCGTGGGTCAGCCATACAACCCGCTCGGCTTTATCAACCTTCCGAGCGGTGGGCTCGGCTCGCCTACCGGCTTGGCGTGGGCGCCGGGCGACTTGGCTGAAGTCGTTCAGGGCGTATTGTCGTGGATTCCACCACAGGGAATCGTCACTTCATATGTCGTCACGATCCGCCAAGGCGGCGGCGTCGCGCAGTCGCGCTCGGTGCCTGCGACGGCCAACACTCTGGCGATCAACGGATTGGCTTCCGGCACTTACACCATGAGCGTGGCCGCTCTGGGCCCGATGGCCCGGTCTGGCGAAGCAACTATCTCGGTGAGCATCCAGGGCCCGCCAATCCCGGAATCTTGTGTGGTGCAGTCGTCTATCAACAGCATTGTGCTGATCCCTCAGAACCCGAACCACGGGCTGAACGGCGGCACCTACGATTATTTTTTCAGCACCAACCCCAATGCAACATCGGGCACGGCGCAGTATCTGGGGCAGGGTCTGTCGTTCACCCACAACGACCTGGCGTTCTACACCAACTATTACTACTTCATCCGCTCGACCAATGCATACGGGAAAAGCGCGTTCCTTTACGTGCCTACGTCGACTTCGAACGATATTTCGGCTTATCTGTCGGCGCTAGACGGAAAACTTACGGAAAGCCAGCTCGGAGAAAACCTGCTGGGCCGCATCGACCTGATCGACGGCTTTGGCGTTGGCTCCGTGAACGTTCGACTGGACGAACTGAAGGCTGAGATAGGCGAGATCACCGACGCGCTGGTCTATGTGCCGACCGATGCCTACGTGCGAGACAACACTGTGCGCGTGGGTGACAACCTGTGGACGGCCATCGCCGCTGTTCCTGCGGCGGCCAACGGCACGAATGGCCCGCCGAATCCCGCGTACTGGGTCAACACCGGCCAGTCTATTCGTTCAGCCAACGCACAGGCTGCGCAAGTCAGCAAGAACACCGCCGATATCTCGACGGTTGACGGCAAGACCTCTGCGACCGCCAGCCAGCTTCAGGCAGTTCAAGCCCAGTATCGGGACGACAGCGGGGAGGGCGACCTGCTGGATGCGCTCAAGGGCTGGGACAGCACAGCCAGTTATGCGCAGGAGGTGAAGGTCCGCACCGAGGAAAACTTCGCCCAGGCGCAGCGCACCACTCTGCTGGATGCTCGCGTGGGTGGCAACGAGTCGAAAATAACCATCGTCGAAACGACGGCGGCCAATGATCGGCAAGCAACCGCCCAGCAAATCACCACGCTGACAGCGACAGTCAACGGCAACCAGACAGCCACGCAAGCGGCTATTCAATCTGAGGCGAACGCCAGGGCGGACGGAGACGGGGCGCTTTCTTCGAAGGTCGACCAGGTGCAGGCCATCGCTAACGATGCAAGCGCTGCTGTACGTACCGAGGCTACTGCTCGGTCAAACGCAGATGGCGCTCTCTCCACAAGGATTGATCAGGTCCAATCGGTAGCCAATGGCGCGAGCGCGGCAGTGAAGGCCGAAGAGACTGCGCGAGCCAATGCTGATGGAGCGCTCTCAACTCGCATCGAAACGGCGCAAGCCAAAGCGAACGACGCGACCGTTGCAGTTCAGCAGACAAGCAGCGCGCTGGCCACCACCAACAACAAGCTGGCCGGGATATGGTCGGTGAGGATGGAGCTTTCGCAGAGTGGGATACCGTACTCGGCCGGATTTGGGCTCGGGCTTGAAAGCGGCGCGGCAGGCACGACATCGCAGTTCGTTGTGCGAGCCGATACGTTTCTGGTGATGAACACCAGCTCGCAAGCTCCGCAGTCGTTTTTCGCCGTAACAGGTGGGCAGACATTCATGCGGTCGGCGTTCATTGAGGACGGCACGATCACCAACGCCAAGATCGGCAGCTATATCAGCTCCACCAACTATGTGGCCGGGCAGTCCGGCTGGATTTTGAGCAAGGACGGCACGTTCGAAATTAACTCACCGCTTGCAGGGGGTGGCAGGCAAGTAATAAACGGCCAGGGCGGCAAAGTCTTCGATGAGAAGGGCCAGTTGCGCTATCAATGGGGGAACTTGAGCGTATGAGTTATGGAGTAAGAGTTTGGGGCGCTGACGGCGCCCTTCAACTGGATGAGAACTCATTCACGATCCGCGTCGCTCTCTCCACCCTCGTAACCTTCTCCGGCACAGCAAAGACCAGTCAGGACTTTTCTGTGCCGGGCGTTGGTCCGGGGAATGGTGTGGCAATTGTTATTCCGTCGGGTACTTATGATTTGAATCAGAGGCAGCACGAAACCGAACTTCTTGATGGCGTGGCGCGCGTTTATAACCACACAAGAACTTACGGATCGAGCACTGTTTCCACTGGAACAATGAGGCTGTTGGTTATGAGGTTTTCCTAATGTCCTACGGTGTTCAATTTACAAATAACAACAACGTCGTGGTGATTGATTCAGAATATGCGCGCCTGATGGTTATTGCTTCAGGTCGTTTTAAGCCCACCGAAGAAAGCAACCTTGGGTCTACGACCTACTTTCCGCGCGCCGTGACTTCGCAGGAGCCCCCGCTGGTTTTCGTCAGGCCCGACACTGTGAATGCTATTGCAGGGCTATGCCTCATGCGCGTCATCGGCTCGCCTGGCAATTGGACGGGCTTCTATGTTCGAGCATATGACGTCAACACCGCCCAGCCCAATGGCCGATATTTTGTTGCTCAATTTGGGGCTCAGCCGGTAGCGGCTTTCGGCTTTCGGATTTGGGATGGCAGCAATAAGTTGCTTTTCGATTCGGGAACGCCCAGCGCAAACTTCACTCGATCGTTTCAATCATGGACGTATGAGAAGTTCGACTACACGACGCAGAACCTCGTGCGGTGTTACTACTCGGTTCCTTTCGACTTTCCTGAAAATGAGTATCTGTTGATCAACTCGTTTGGCATGGGGTTGAACTCAGGAAGCGCTATATCGCGGTCTTTGTATTGCTGGTGGGATTTTCCGAAAAGCAAGCTTTATGCAATTACCGTTGCGGCAGCCAACCCGACCGCATTCTTTCTCCCGGCAGTCTTCGCAAAGATGAATGTCTGACAAACCATTTAAGTGAGTAAAAAATATGCCTTGGTATAAAGCCGGGACGGTTTCCGTTACCCAAAATTCGAACGCCGTTATCGGCAGTGGTACGGCATTTATTGCAAATAGCCGTGTGGGCGACGGCTTTCGCGGGCCAGATGGCGGTTGGTACGAGGTAACAAACATAGCCAGCGACACAGCCATGTCGATCTCGCCAAACTACCAGGGCGCAACTGTCGGTGCGGGCGGCTATGCACTGGCTCCGCTGCAAGGTTACGTCAAGGAATCTGCCGACCGGCTGCGTGCCTTGGTTTTACAGTACGGCGACAAGCTGGCTGCGCTGGGCACCACAGGCAACTACGACACTCTGCCGATCGCCAAAGGCGGCACCGGCGCTACGGATGCCTCCACAGCGCTCGCAAACCTTGGGCTGAGAGGCGGTGCCAACGATCTGCTGGTCAAGAGCATCGGCTTCCGTGGCGCACCGGTAGGCTACAACGTGCAAGGCCTTTACATGGGCTGGAACGGCAACAACGATGGCGGTGCAAATTACATATGCAATCGTGGCGGCGGGTTGGGAGGGCATTACTGGTGGTCCGTGAACTCGGACAACACGGCTGCCGGGCCGGTGATGACTTACTCCTATGACGGCGTTCTTTCTGTCGCCCAACTGAGAGTCACTGCCAGCCCAATTGCCATTTCGTCTGGCGGAACAAGCGCAACTACAGCGGAGGCGGCCAGAACAAATCTTGGACTCGGGAGCGCAGCGATTGAAAATACAGTGCCGATCAAAAAAGGCGGTACTGGCGGCACAGATGGGCCCAGCGCGCGCGCCGGGATAGGGCTCGGCACAAACGACGCCGCTATCTTCAGGGCGCTGGAGCTGACCCACACAACCCCATGGGTCGACTTTCACTTCAACAACACGGCCGCTGACTATGACGTCCGCCTGATCAATGACTCGGCCGGAACGCTGACTCTTGATGGTCGATTTGCATCGAAAGGAACTTGGTGCCGAACCGGTCTGAATGGTTCCAGAGGCGCGAATATTTACAACCTCAACTGGAATACAAGCAATAGCGGTTATGTAGACGTTTACATTGATGCAAGCTATGTTGGGGCTCTTACGTTGCTTCAATCCGATTACCGTGTTAAGCGTCAAGTAGAAGAGTTTTCCGCTCCGTTCCTTGAAAGAGTAAATGCCTACCGAATAGTTACATTCAAGAGAGCTGCATATGGAGAGGTTTTCAAGGACGGAGAAAATCTTATTCAAGGTCTGATTGCCCACGAAGTCCAAGAGGTCAATCCTCTGGCGGCAACAGGAAAGAAAGACGACGTAGATGCAAATGGGAATATCTGGATTCAGCAGCTTGACTCTATAGCACTAATTACAGACGCATTCGGGGCTATAAAGGAGCTGAGCGCACAGGTTAAAGAGCTGCGCGCCGAGCTGGACGCACTCAAGGCATAAATCCAGCCAGCGTCGGCACCCGTCACCGCGTAAAACATGCACAGCAACACCCGCACCCCGCCATTGAGCGGGTATTTTTTTGCCTGGAGAAACCCAAATGCCGATCACCACGCAGCAGCTGCTGCAGATCCTCCCGAACGCCGGCCAGAAAGCCGGCGTTTTTGCACCCGTCCTGAACACAGCGATGAGCAAGTACCAGATCGTGACCCCGCTGCGCATCGCCGCGTTCATTGCCCAGGTCGGCCACGAGTCCGGCCAACTGCGCTACGTGCGCGAGCTGGGCGGCAGTGCCTACCTGTCGAAGTACGACACCGGCAAGCTGGCGGAACGCCTGGGCAACACACCCGAGGCCGACGGCGACGGCCAGTTGTACCGTGGGCGCGGCCTGATTCAGGTGACGGGCCGAGCCAACTACGAGGCGTGCGGCGAGGCGCTGGGGCTGGACCTCATCAACCATCCCGAATTGCTTGAGCTGCCGGAGAACGCCGCAATGTCGGCGGCGTGGTTCTGGCACCGGGCCGCGCTCAACACGCTGGCCGACAAAGGTGACTTCCTGACCATCACCAAGCGCATCAACGGCGGCACGAACGGCTTGGCTGACCGGCAGGCGCTGTACGCCCGGGCATTGAAGGTGCTGGCGTGAAGGCCGTGCCGTGGCGGGCAGCTGGTGTGCTGCTGATCCTGCTGGCGCTGGCCGGTGCGCTGTACGGCGCATACCTGCACGGCGTCACCGTCACTGATCTGGCCTGGCAGGAGAAATGGGCGAAGGAAGTCAGCGCCCAATCCAAGGCCGTGGCCACCACCACCGCCGAATACCGAACCGAAGAGCAACGCCGCCAGAAAGCGGCCAACCAGGTGGCAAACGATGCGAGACAAGAACAGACCGCTGCGCTCAATGATGCTGCTGTCGCTGACGCTGCTGGCGACCGGCTGCGCGTCCAAGCCGGAAAGCTGGCAGCCACCGCAAGTTGCACCCCCGGTGATACCGGTGCTGCCGAACGAGGCAAGGCAGCCACCCGCGCCGCCATGGTGCTCTCCGACTTGCTCGGCCGGGCTGACGCGCGAGCGGGAGAGCTGGCAAAGGCTTATGACCAGTCCCGAATAGCCGGGCTGGCGTGTAACCGCTTTGCCGATGAGCTATCCAATACCACCAATTCAGCCAGGCCGTAGGCCGCCGGGCAGGTGAACGGCGAAGAGTTCGGCGAAATGCTCGAGCTGCTGGACTGCGCGAAGATATGGGCCGAGGTTGAAATAGCTGAAGCTGAGGGGATTGGTTTGTTCGTTGGCAGGACGCCAGAGGAGGGGAAATAGCTCAGTGACTTTCAAAGTGACTTCGCTCTGTACGGTAAATCACAGTGAGGCATCGTTGCAGCGAGCGCCACGCTGGAGACCTTGTGTTATATGGGCTGTAGCCCCATCCGCTTGCATGGGGTGCTAGGGGTCGAGTGTTCGAATCACTCCGTCCCGACCATATTTTTCAAGGGGTTGCGAGATTTTATGTGGCGACCCCTTTTATTTTTAGTCGTTCTTACCCATGCAAAATTGTAGTGGTCAACTGATCCCGGACACGATGTTAAGGTTTTTCTCGTACTGAGCGGGCGTCAGTCCATCATTGAACTGGTGTGGCCGAATCCAGTTATAACGATGCATCAGGTAATGACTGATATCCCGCTGAGCCTCTTGGGCAGTCATGTAGCCCACGGTCGGTATCCACTCAGTTTTCAAGCTGCGGAACACACGCTCCATCGGCGAGTTGTCGTAGCAATTACCCCGGCGGCTCATGCTCTGGCGTATGCGGTATCGCCAAAGCCGCTGGCGAAACTGTCGGCTCCCGTATTGGGCGCCCTGGTCGGAATGAAACAGCAGGCCCTGAGGCCCTGAGGCTTGCCGCGTTGCTCATAAGCCATGTCCAGCGCCTTGATCACCAAGTCCGTATCCGGTTTGTTCGAAAACGCCCAGCCCACCACCCGACGCGCGTAAAGATCCATAACCACCGCCAGGTAATGCCATTTTCCTTGCGCCCAGATGTAGGTGATGTCGCCACACCAGACCTGATTGGGCGCGGGTACATCGAACTCCCGATTCAAAATGTTCGGAATGTCGGGCCGCTCCACTGTTGCTTTTTTATAAGCATGCGAGCCTGTTGCTTGCTGATTAATCCCAGCTCCCGCATCAAGCTACGCACCTTGAACCGACCGATTTGCTCGCCATCCGCCTGCATCATCGAAACGATACTGCGGCTGCCGGCAGTGCCTCGACTTTGCCCGAACAGTTCATTGACCCGGCTGCGTAGACGAACCCGCTCAGAGTTTGGGGCTCGGCGTTGCAGGCAATGGTCGTAGTAGCACGAGCGAGGTGTCTCGAACACCTCGCACAGCAATTCGATCGGCTCATGGGCACCGAGCTGATCGATCAGCGCATGCGCTCGTGTTCTTCCGACATCAAGAGCGCGGTAGCCTTTTTTGAAATGGATTTCTCCCGCTCAAGACGGGCAATCCGGGCTTCGAGCTCCTGGATTTTCTGCTGCTCGGGCGTCAGGGCTTTGCTCTGTGGAGTGACCCCGTTGCGCTCCTGTTGAAGCTGGTTGACCCAGCGACGCAATGCAGACTCGACCACTCCCAGCGAGCGAGAGGCCTCAATGTGGCTATAGCCTTGGTCGAGCACGAGGCCTGCGGCCTCGCGTTTGAATTCAGCGGAAAAGGTACGGCGTTGTTTGGTCAT